AATAATATATAATATAATATTAATTAATCTTGTAATAGTTAATAATTATTATAGATATATAAAAGAAATAAAGAAAAGAAAAAATAAAAAAGAAAAGAAAGAAAGAAAAGGAGATAAAAAAATGAACGAACAAAAAGTACTAAATGTTGGTGTATGCAATGGTAGACACGATTTACCTTGTAATGAATTTGTGTTTGATAAAATTGAAGACCCTACAAATGTTGCTGAATTAGAAAGAGACGCATATATGTACTTCTTTAATAACTGTGTAGCCGACACTTATTATACACGTGTAAATATTTATATTACAGGCTTAACTGTTGCTACTCTTGCAATAGAGAACGCATTAATTCATTTAGAACGGCAAGGCTATTTGAAAGATACTGCTGTTTATTTTATGCATTATAACAAAGACACTAATTCATATTACGAACAAAAGCGTTATTCATTTTTTAGTTAGCATTTAAAGTGCTATTTTAAAAAAATCGTGTTATACTAGAGATAACAAGAAAAATAGGGAGGAGTTTAAAATGTTAGATAAAAATTTTAATCCACAAGATTTTACGTTAATTGATACATTTTTTCGTTATTGTAAAATTGAACGACAACGGAGTGAAAAAACAATTAAAGATTACTCAAGCATTTTGCAAAAATTTTGTGATGTGCTTAATATAACACATAACGAACAGTTAGTAAATTTAACTAATGATAACGTGTTAACCTACCTTGAATATTTAGACGCCCAAAAATACAAAGCGTCTAGTAAAAATCAAAAAATTATGTGTTTAAAATCTTTTTATCATTTCTTAGAAGATTATGAGTACATAACAAAAAATCCTTTTAAAAGAATAAGAGCGTTTAAAGATAAGGAGTTGCACGAAACAACTTATTTAACTGAAGAAGAGGCACAAAGATTTATTTGTGCTTGCAAAAATATTCGAGATAAAGCGATTTTTACTACATTTTTAACAATGGGGTTGCGACTTGCTGAATTAATTAATATAAAAATGCAAGATGTCGTTATAACAGAAGAAGAAAGCTATATAATAAGTCGTGTAAAAGGTGGTAAAATTCAGAAGAAATTTATTCCTAACACTACTTTAGATGTAATTCAAGAATACATAACAACTTTTAGGAATAAAATTCCTAATTGTAAATATGATAATTTATTTATCTCTAATAGTGGTAAACCTATGAATAGAATTGCATTAACTAATTCAAGTAAGGTTATTGCTAAACGTGCAGGAATAACAAAAAATATACATCCACACAGTTTTAGGCACAGTTTTGCGTCTATTCAGTTAGAAAAAGGAGCAAGTCTAAAAGAAGTACAAATGCATTTAGGACACGCACAACTTGCAACAACGGCAAACATTTATACACATATTAGAGATAATAAACTTAATGAAGGTATAAATAAATTTAATTTTAATTTAAGTTAGTTAGTTAGGAGGTTATTATGGGAAGAAAGAAAGAACAAGAACAGAGCGTTCAAGTAAAAACTATTAAAAAGAAAAATGTTTCGGCTACTATTATTAAAGAAGTTGATGTAGAAGAAATGAATAAACACAAAGAAAAAGTAAAAACATATCCTAAAAGAGAGATTTGCGGTGATTGTTTTTATAACGGTTATTGCAATAACAATGCGAAAACTTGTATGTTTAATAACATACCAAAAGTGGAAGAGGAGGAATAAATGAAACTGATTATTGGATTAGCAGTAATTTTAATTGTAAGTTGGCTTTTAACTACATATGATAAAATGGTTGATGAAGAGATAAAATGGCAAGAAAGGAATAAGTCGTGGAACCATTGGACGCCAAGAAGACCATTTATTAGTAAAAAACAAGCAGAGGAGTTGGCAAAAATTGATGCGAAAAGAAAAAGAAACTATTAACACAAAGACTAAAGCCGATAAATTTTTAGAATTATCACTTGCAATAGCCGATTTATATGCACGCAAAAATAGTGATTATGGTGATAGTTTTGGTATAAGCGTACAAAAATACGGTTTAATCTCGGCATTAACACGCATTAGTGATAAGTTTAATAGACTAGAAAGTTTAATTTTAAACAAAAATAGATTAGTAGAAGATGAAAAACTAACCGACACATTATTAGATTTAGCAAGTTATTGTATTATGACTTGTATAGAACTGCAAGAAAAAGAAAAGGAGAAATAATTATGAAAAAAGGAGTAAGATTATGTTTGAAAAAGTAAGCCCTTTACACCCAGATAAAGTTGCCGATAGGATAGCAGGTAAATTAGTTGACTTAGCTTATTTTATTGCAGCAAAAAAAGGAAGCAAGCCTAAAATAGCAGTAGAAGTTTTAATAGGACACGGAAAATGTACTATTGTAAGTGAAACATCAGAACATTTGCCTATTAAAATGGTAAAATGGATTGCAAGAAGAATTGCACAAGAAAAAGTCAAAGTAGAATATAGAGAATTTAAGCAAGATATTCATTTGGCAAAAAATCAAGAAGAAGAGATACGCTGTGGAGACAATGGTATTTTTAAAGGGGTACCATTAACAGAAGAAGAAAGACGGTTGTCTCTAGCAGCTCAAAATATTTATAACAGTTATCCAAGTGATGGAAAGTATATTAGTGATATAGGAAGGTCGGTTTTGCAAGACTATTATATTATTTGTCAAAGTAAAGTAGACGAACAAGACTATCCTATTTTAAAAAATATTATAACTGCTGTTTCTAAATACCCTATTCCTCAAATCAAAATTAATCCATTAGGGTATTGGACGGGCGGTATAAATGTAGATACGGGTTGTACTAATAGAAAATTAGGCAGTGATATGGGAAGTAGCGTTACGGGCGGTGGCTTACACGGGAAAGACCTTTCAAAAGCCGATGTAAGTTGTAATATTTTTGCTTTTTTGAAAGCACAAAACATTGGTAAAAAAGTAGAAGTATATTGTGCTATTGGTGATACTGAAGTAAAAGTGTTCGTTGATGGAAAATTTGAACAATATATTCCTTATAAAGAGATTGTAGCCCTTGCTCAAGAATATATTGACTTAGTTGGCGGATTTGAGCGTTTTGCTAGATGGGGACTATTAAATAATTTACATTATTATATTTTAGATACACTAAAGAAAAATGAATTATTCAAGAAAATATTAAAGGAGCGTTGGAGAAATGAATAATAATATATTACAGTGTAGTGAGAAGAAATATTCTCGCTATAAAATTACGAAGCCTATTCGTTTAATTCAATTATTTTCTGGAATAGGGGCTCAAGCAAAATCACTTGAAAATTTACACGCAAATTTCGAGCATTATAAAGTTTGCGAAATTGATAAATATGCACTTGCAAGCTATAACGCAATTCACAATACTAATTTTAAAGTTAGTGATATAAAACAACTACACGCTAGTGATTTAGAAATAGTTGACACAAATAAATATGAATACATTTTAACATATTCATTCCCTTGCCAAAGTTTGTCGTTAGCAGGGAAACAAGAAGGGATGGACGAAAATTCTAACACCGCAAGTAGTTTGTTATGGGAAGTTAAAAGAATATTAAATGAGTGTAAAGAACTACCACAAATACTTTTAATGGAAAATGTACCACAAGTACATTCAAAAAAGAACATTGATAATTTTGAAAAATGGCAAAAATTTTTAACAAGTTTAGGCTATAAAAATTATTGGCAAGACTTAAATGCAAAAGATTATGGAATACCACAAAATAGAAATCGTTGCTTTATGATAAGTATTTTAAATAGTGAAGATATTTACTCTTTCCCCGAAAAAGAAGAATTAAAATTAAGATTAAAAGATATGCTTGAGGAAGAAGTCGAAGAAAAATATTATTTAAGTGATGTTGCTATTTCAAAAATTGTTAATTGGAAAGCACACCAAAAGCCTTTTGAGAGGGTGTTAGGCGAAGAAAGCACCTCCCCGTGCATTACCGCACGGGGAGCGGGAGAAGACCATAGTGGAATGATTCTATTCTCTGATACTTTAAAAACTACAAGCAATTTACAAAACGAATGTTTGCAAATAAGAGAAAATATTTTGAAAGAAAAATCACTATTTACTGAGACGCAAGCAAAAATGATAAATAAAAATGGTGATGTAAAACGATATATAAATTCTAATATTGTTGACAAGTTTAATGAAGGTCAATGTGCTGATATTTCATTTCCTAATGGCTACAATAAGGCTTGTAGGGTACACGATGAATGCCCTGCTATAAATGTTACAACTACTCAAAATAGTTTTATAGTCAAAAATAATTTACGTATTCGTAAACTTACACCAAAAGAATGTTTTAGACTTATGGGTTTTAGTGATGAAGATTTTGATAAAGCAAGTAAATTTAATTCACCCACTCAACTTTACAAACAAGCAGGAAATAGTATTGTTGTAAACGTATTAATGGCAATATTTAAAGAATTATTATAAGGAGGAAAAAGAAAAATAAAAGGAGAATAAAATGAACAAGAATACGGACGCAAACAATGCGAAACTATTTGGAAACCAGTATATGACGAATATAGAAGAATAGGTTATCGCTTAAAAGAAAGGAAAAGAAAAAATGGAAAATTTAATAAAGCTAATTAGTAAGTTAGGTGGTTTAAAAACCGAAGAAGAAATGAAGTTATACAATTCTATTATACAAGAACTAAGTTCATCACTTTCCACGAGAGATATTCCTAAAAAAGTAAAGCAATATACCAAAGAAACTAGCTATCAGCACGACGAAACTTTTGGTATGTGCTTAAATTGTGGAAAAGATGAAATAGAGTATAATTCAAACTATTGTCCACGTTGTGGGCAACAACTAGATTGGAATGTAGAAAATAAATAAAGGAGAAGAAATTATGTCAGTAAAATCACAATTCTTTTTTTCAAATTTGAAAGACAATTTGAAAAAGATTGAAGAAAAAGTAGCAGAAAACTACAAAATACAATTTAGCGAACCTGAAAAGCATTACTGCTACTTAGACGCTGTCAATCTAGATGTAGATTGTGAGTGGGAAGAATTTACTTCTCATTCTTTAGAGATGGTATGGCGATGTGGTGCGGAAGATAAAACTTCCCATACAATCAGTACTTATATCTCTATACAATCTCTAATAAATGCTGATAATATTTTTGATTTCATCACAGGTTTCGTAGATGGCTATATAAGCTGTCTAGAAATGAACGGTTGGAGTGAGTAAAGGAGATAGATAAAAATGAAAATTAAAAAGAAAATAAGAGATATCACTGAAGAAGAATTCGAAATATGGAAAAATTATAATTGTAAAACATATGATTTGCATTGTACTGGGTGTCCTTTTAGAGCGTCCGAATGTGGATTTGTTGGTTTAAGATTCCCTTGGTATGAGAATAAAGAAATGTTTTCTGATAAATTTTTAAACCAAGAAATTGATATAGAGGTGCCATCTATTTTAGATGATGTAGAGAAAAGATATTTAAGTAATATAATCAAACCATTTAGAAATAGGGTTGAAAGCATCACCAAAACTAAATATGACGTAATAGGAAGAGAATTGCGTTATAAAAAAGCCTTTTGTATTGAGATAGCAGTAAACCCTTTACCTACAATAGCTCGTTCAGGTGATTTGATACGTTTACCGATGTTTACCAACACAAAAATGTATGTGAATATGGAAGAAGATAAAAAGTATACTTTAGAAGAATTAGGTTTATAAGTTAAAACCTTAAAAATAATTAATATAAAGGTGGTGAAGAAAGATGATTACATTCACACAATATAAGACTAACGAAAAAATATATAAGCGTTGGTTAAAACAATATAAAAAAGATTGGCGTAAAAGATGTCAAGAATGTAGATTTAAAAAATCTAATATGTGCTATTATTGCGAATTAGAACAATATGGAAATAATTTTCGTATGTTAACAGAATTAAACTTAAAAGTTAAGAGGTAAATAATAATGAATAATAAAGATAATTATGGTATTGAAAAAAATCAGTCAATTAGAAGATTGGATGAAACAATATAACAAAAGTATGGAGAAATTAGCGAAAACAGAAAATAGATTGATACACGCTTCTACTATTATAGTAAATTTAATCATTAATAAGCTAGAAGAAGGTAAGAACTACGCAATGGTAACTAGACAAGAAGTTGTTAATTATACAGACAAAATTGTATCTTATGTACTTGAAAAATCAAATATTAATTTAATAGTGCTTTGGATGTATTGGGACGATAGCCCATATGGTGATGACCTTAACGCATATGAGTATTTAGAACTTGGTTATTCTGAATATTTTGAACGCAATCTTACTTCTGAACCTTTTATTAAAACAAAATATATAGACGAAGAAAAGTTAGAACATTTAAAGAGTTGGTTTAGGTGGGACTTACCATTTTATTTAATAGAAGCGTTTTGTGAAATTAGAAACTAGAAAGGAGTTAATTATGAATTTTAAAGAAGCATATGAAGAAATGTTAAAAGGAAAGAAAGTTAGAAGACCTGGTTGGGGAGGTTATTGGTTTATTGAAGATGATAAAATTAAAATTCGTTTGAAAGACGGTAATATTAAATTTAATGCCTTTACTCAAGAAACTATAACTAATACTTTGGCAGAAGATTGGGAAGTTGCAGCAGAAAGTAAAGTTTGGAAACCTAAAGAAGCAGAGTTATATTTTTACTATGATAGTGAAGGATTAATATATGAAAGCATTTATTATGGAGACTCGATAGATGAAAGAAGACTTGACTTAGGTAATTGTTTTAGAACTAGACAAGAAGCCAGGCATATGGTTGAAAAGTTAAAAGTAATTAATGAGTTGAAAAACTTTGCTTTAGAGAATAATGAAGAAGAAATTGATTGGAATAATTTAAGTCAAAGGAAATATGTGATTATATATGACCCCGAAGACCAAAATGTAGATGTTTATTGTTATTGGCGTACACAATATTTACCTTTCAATATTTATTTTACATCTGAAAAAATAGCACAAAAAGCTATTGAATTTGTTGGAGAGGAAAAAATTAAAAGGTATTATTTTGATATAGATGAAAAAAAAATAATAAATGAAAGAAGAATAAAACGTGAGTAAATATGAAGATGCATTATATACATTACTTGATATTATTAGCGAGTATCGAGTAGATAAATATATCATTTCAAATAAAGAAATAGAAGATGCTGCTGATAGCTTAGAAGAATTAATTAATAGAGATAAATCTATGCAAGTAAATAAAGATACAGAACATATAGAAGTATATGCAGGTACCTATTACAATTGTCCCAAATGTAACAAAGAAATTGAAATTCATACAAACTACTGTCCTTACTGTGGTCAAAAGTTAGATTGGGGTAATGAAAATTAGGAGGTAAAAAATGAAAACAATATTGATTATAGGGATTGTGATGTTCAGTTTAAATATACTAGCTGATATTATTGTAGGTATCTCTAAATTATTAGGTTTAGATGAGTTTGACGATTGCCATATCAGTCTTATAAGTGATACTTTTTGGCTAGTGTTTTGCATAGTTTTATTAAAGCAAATATAATAAGGGAGGAGAAAATCAATGACAAATATAGATAATTTAGAATGTTTGAATACTAGACAACAAGTTTTGGCACGTGTGTTGTTAGACCAACCTACGTGGATAAAACGTAGAGAACTTTTGCAAATACCTATCATAGCAACTACTTATGAAGTAGAAGCTAATAAAGATATTTATTTCTCAAGAGCAGCTAGATTATTAACTAGCGACTTACAACAATTAAATAATAATACTGAATTTCCTTATGTGATTATTCAAAATTCATATAATGGAATTAAAATTTACAGAAATACTAAAGAAGATTTTGATTATTTAAAGAAAGAATATATTAAATTAGTTAAGGGTTTGGCGAGATATAATACTAAAATACAAAAAATTCACAATAGTAATTTACAAAAATTAGATTTAGTCTTTGCAAGTGAGTGATATTATGGAAGATGTATCACAAATGTTATACACTTTATATAGGAAGCCAGCAAAAAATTATACTAAAGAAGATATTTCATTCTTAAAGGCAAATGATGCCGATTTTCTAGCGAGTAAGATTATGGACTATGCTAAAGGTTTCTTAGCAACAAACAACGAATTTTATACCTTATTTGACGATATTTTGAATGGTTTAACATTTTATGCTTGGCAAGAAGTAGATAAATTTAATCACCAAAGAAGCAGTTTTTCTACTTGGGTATATATGGTGTTTAGAGCTTTTATTGACCACGAAAAGAGATTTGTTTTTGCTCAAAAGAGAAACACTAATAATACTGTAAATGTTGAGTTTGGCGAAGAAAGAATAGAAAAATTCTTATTAAATAACGGGGCTTACAAGTATAAAGTAAAAGAAGATAAACATATTAAAGCTGACGAACTTATTCCTACTATTCTAAAAGAAATAGAACAAAGAACTGAAGAAGATGTTCGCTACCAATATTTATATTATTGGCTGCAAGGTGAATCTATTATGCAATTATTACAAAGATTTCCTACTGCTATCAACGGTACATCAAATAAATTTGATAAGATAAGAAGAAGAATTGTTCAAGTCATAAGAGAAATTCGTAAGCGATATGATATTGAATGTGATAGCGATGTTGACTTTCGTTTATGGAATTTACATAAAGAATAATTAAAAAAAAGAATAAAAAAAATAAGTAATAAAGTGTCTATTTTAAAAATTTTGTGTTATACTAATAGTGTTAAAAATAACAAAAGGCAAAATGAGTGCATTACCGAAATTAGTTTTCATATTTCCTTTCATATTTTCTCTTATTTTCGTTGTTTTGCAACTTTTACCTCTTTATTTAGTCTAATTTATCACACTCCTTTCTAATCATAGGTAGTGCATTCATTTTGCTTTTTGTTATTGAAACAATAAATAAAATATAAAAAGGAGAATAAAAATAAATTATTATGGCAAAAAAGATTAAAATTTATTTTGACGACTGGCGTGAATATATCAATATTCAAGAACGCCGTAATCGTAATAAAACAACTAAAACTTTAAGCGAATTAACTAAAGGTGATGTAATAGAAGTACCGTGGGAACATTATAATTCTGACGGAACAACTTATGTGACTATAAATAAATTTATGTTATTAGAACCCGTTAAAGTAGAAAGCATCCATTCAAAACTCAACCCACCTAAAGCATTATGTAAATTAAGTGTAGTTGATTTGACTGATATAACAAAGGGAATATCTCCCGAAGAAGAATATCAAGTATATAAAGATATGAAAATTTATCACGTACTAGAAGGCTACAAAGCTTTTGATATTAGCAATAAAGATTTAACAATAGAAGAAGCCTATAATGATATTACTGTCAATGTACTTGACCACCGTGTGTTTTCTACTCTCCCCGTAAAGGAAGAAGAAAAATAAAAAAATAAATAAATAGAAAGGAGAAAGATTATGCAAAATCAACAAACAAACAAACCAAAAAAACTTCCGTTAAGTTATGCTAATTTTAATGCTTGTGGTATATTTAATTTAGCAGGTAGAACGCAAGAAGAAAAACTAGCAAACTTTACAAAAATGTTCCAAATTAATGCAAAAAGTAGCAATGATAAATTTTATTCACAAATGACTATTTCACTTAATTGTGGTAAAGATAGATTATCTTTCGCTCAATTAAAAGGTTACGCTGACCAAGGTAAAGAAAAAGGTTTTTATGTTCATAATAAAAACAACTTTGCTGACGCTTGGTGGATAGATTATCAAGACCGTGCTTTTGAACCTGCATTAGAAGATGTTTCGCCAAGAGATTATATTTTAGTGGGGCTTGAAAGAGCGACTAATGCGGAAGGTCATACTTATACTATTTATAAGCGTTTCTTAAGTGCTTATGACGCTGTAAATTATATTTATGAACATATCAAAGATAAAATGGAACTTAAAATTAGTGGTGATATTACTTACACTGTGGGTAAGAATGGTGAGATTTATGAGAATAAAAGTATTAAGAAAATAATTCTTGCTTATAATAATGAGAATGAAGGACAAAAAGAACATTATTGTGCTTTTAGCGAACGTGTTTTCTGTACTGCTCAAACTTTCTCACAAGCCGAAAAGGGTGGTTATTATGAATTACCTGTTTACTCTAATGTGAATGTTCGCAATGCCCAAACTAATACATATGAAACTGTTTCTATCCCACACAAGTTATATGTTTCACTTATAGAACTTCCTAAATGGGAACAAATAAAGAAAATTTTCTTTAATATTACAAGCCCTACGCAAGTATGGACAATTGATGTGAATGGTCATTATTCTTATTCCGTAGAAACAGAAGAAGTGAATATTGAAGAATATTTAGATGTTGAAAAATACCCACAATGGGCTCAACTTATTCAAGGTTATCAAGTAGGTATTATTCCTCGTAGTGATTTAGAGAGAGCTGTATCTTCCAATAAAGCCGTAGAACTTAAACTTTTCTCACAAGTTAGACTTATTAAGAACCCACAAGGGGAAGGTGAAGTAATGGCTATTGAAAAAGATAAACTTACTGTTGGTGATTTGAATATTGTAGACACTACACCAAAAACACCGACTAAACAAATTGTAAATGAAGAAGTCGCAAATACTTTTAAAAAAGCTTCACCATTTGCTAGTATTGGCAAGGCAAAACCTACACCAATGTCAGTCGATGAAAGTGTGCCAACACATCTAGTAACTCCTTCAATTACAACTACACACCCAACAGTACCTAATGTAGTGACTACTATACCTTCTAACACTAATAATTTAGGCGAAAATGTGGTAGACGAAGAAGATTATCAAGCATTTTTAGAAATGATGAACGGTAAATAATAGAAAGGAGAAATAAATTATGCCAGTTAAAAAAACCGAAATAAAAAATGAAGTAAATGGAATGGCAGAAGTAGGTCAAGAAACTCAAGCAAAAGAAGCTGAATTAAATAAATTCTTTGTGCCTAGTGTGAACATTACATTTAATAAAGAACCTAAGTCTTTACTTGCGAAAATTCAACGTATAAGAGTAGAACTCTTAACATATGATTTAAAACCAAGTGGTGAAAACAAATTTGCGAAATTTAGTTATTTTGCATTAAAAGATTTCATTCCGACTTTAAATTACTTAATGGATAAGTACGGCGTAACATCTGCGTTTAATCTTACTAATGAAATTGCAACTTTAGATATTATTGATGTAGAAAACCCTAATGACAAAATTACGTTTTCTACACCAGTAGCAGACGCTGAGGTAAAAGGTTGTACGGCTGTTCAAAATCTAGGAAGTATTCATACTTACTTGAAGCGTTATTTATATCTTAACGCATTTGAAATTAGTGAAAATGATGTATTAGATACTTTAGTCGGTGATGTTAGTTTAAAAGACGCTAGTGCAACAAAGCTAGCAAAACAACAAAGTATTAAAGGAAATGCAACACCTAATACCTCTACACGTGTTAACCCATTTGCTCCTACATCTACAACACCTAACCCTTTAGGCGAAACTTCAACTGTGCCAACACCACAAGTTGAAAAGCCAATAGAAAATCCCGTAGAAGTATGGAAACAAGAAATTAGAAATGCTGTGACAAAAAGAACAAGCCACGCAAAAGAAATCACTGAATTTATTAAAAACCAAGGGTTAAAAATTAGTTTAGTAGATTTAGCGACGGAAGACCAATATAAAGCAATAATTAGTTTTATCAACACTATTGCTACTGATATTTAGTAAATATAAACAAAAATTAATGGGAGAAAGGAGATAATGTATGCCAAAAAAAAGTGAGAAAAGTACTAATTCGGAACAAAAAATATGGGAAGATATATTCTCATATATAAAAAGAAATATCTTTAATTACACCGAAGAACAAAAACTTTCTAAATTTTTAGTAATGCGAGTTAAAGGCTTGGCTTACGGGCAACATTATCTCCGTAAACCTACTAACAATCACCCCGAACCTATTAAGCAAATATATTCAGCCGAAGCCGTGTATTGGACATTAGTCAGTTGTACTCCTACTATCTTAAAAACTTTTAATAACGCAAAAGATGAAAATCACAAAGTGAATTTATTATGTTATATTGCCGAGCAACATATAAATGAAATTAGTGACCGTTGCAAAAATTTAAGAAAAAATGCTGAAAAGGTAGAAGAATTACAAACTAATAATTTAGAAAATACATCAAATACTTTGTGCTATAAAACAAAAACTAAAAAGAAGAACCCCCTTATAGAGGAATTTGACACTCTATGGGGAAGTAAGTAAGAATAAGGAAGGTGATAATAAATGGAGAATTACACAACTCAAGACACTACGAGTGAACTTGAGAGAGTACAACAAAAATTATATGATAATAAAAACATTAGTGAAAGTTATATTGTCGGTTGTCTTTATAAAGACCCTGACCTTATGTTAGATTATGATAATTTAACTTTAGAAGATTTTAGAATAAATAAATGGAAAGTTTATTTTGAAATTATAAAAGGTATGAAGAATGAAAAGTTTGAACACATAGACGAACTTGAAATTAATTTATACCTTGAAAAACATTTAAAGTTAAAAGAAGTTTATGATAACACAGGGGGTTGGGAAACTATACAACTTCTTGCTAATGAATATGTCAACCCAGACAACATTGAAAGTTATATAGATAACAATAATAAATGGGAAGCATTGTATCGTAAAATGGAAAGTGGTCAATATATTAGCGAAAAGCAACTCGCCTCCTTTACAGATTTGACTTACGACCAAATATATGATTACTTTGATTATCAAAACAATAACGCTTTTGTGAAAGCAAGTAATAACTTAAAAGGTTATGACCTTGCTGACAATATTGACGAAACTATTCAAAAACTTTTCAATGACGAAATGGTTGGCTTGCCTTATTATGATATGCCCTTTCTTACTCAACTTACCAATGGTTGTTCACTTGGTGATATTACGGGACTAGGAGCTCCTACGGGTGTAGGTAAATCTACTTTTATGCGTAACGTATATATTACTTCACTTATAAACTATGGTGAACCTGCTGTAATATTTATCAATGAAGAAAGTTGCCAAAAGTGGCAAATAGAATTTATTGCTTGGGTAGTAAATAATATCTTTAAAAAAGAATTACCTAAAGCAAAAATGAAATATGGGTCGGCGTTAACTGAGGAACAAAAAAACTTAATTCTTCAAGCTGGGGAATGGTTAAAACAAATGAAACAAAATCATTTAATTACCATTGTTCCCGTTGATGTGTTTAATTGTAAAGAAGTTATACGTAAAATAAAACAATATGCTAGTAAAGGAATAAAATACTTTGCGATAGATACTTTTAAAGAAGACGGAACAGAATTCCAAGATAATGAATGGGAATTATTACGTAAGAATATGACAAATATTTATGATGTAATTAAGCCCGAGAATAAAAATCTACATATCTTTTGTACCTTGCAACTTCGTACTTCAGATGTAAGACAACGCTATTTAACTAAAGACAATACTGCTGGTAGTAAAGCAATGGCGAATGTTATGAGCGTTTATCTTATGATACGTAGAATGTTTGACGATGAAAAACCGTTAGAAAACCCTGCGTTGCAAGAAGGGAAAGCGTTAGCCGATATTAAGGCTGACGCTGGGTATAAACGAAATAAAAATGAATTAGATGTTGTCACTTTAATTGACGATAAGCATATTGTTCCCGTTGCTATTGACCCACAAAAAGATTACCTTTTAGTTTTTATTGTAAAAAATAGAAATGGTGAAGCTGAAAAAAGACAAATAGTAATAGAGGCGGATTATTCTAGGAATATTTTTAAAGAAGTAGGTTATACTTCTGTACCATTTAATTAGGAAGGAGTTTATATATGAATAGATGTGAATTTTGTACAGCATACAATCCACGTAGTAAATCTCAAGTGTGCGACGAGTGGTCACTAGGTGGTAGTACTTACCAAGCAAGACGAGAAGATTATTGTGCTGAAGCCTTAAAAAGAATGTTGCAATATGAACAAATAAAGTCATTAAACAAAAACACTACAACTGTTAACAAAAATATTAACAAAGAATACACAAGGAAATATTAATTATGGGAATAATTCAAAGTGAAAAATTCCCTAACATAAAAGTTGAAATGATTAATTCTCCTAGTGAACAGACTTGGTTATGGGTAAAGGAGTGTACCTTAAATACTGTTGGCAAGAAATTAAAATCTTCTACTAATTCAGTAGATTTTGAATGGAAGAAAAAATTACTTGCTTGTGAACATAGCCCTATTAGAGAATTATGGTTTGGTTTTAGGCTTAATATTCCTTATTGGGCAAGCGTGCGTTTAGTCAGACATCACGTAGGTGTTAATCATTATGTTCAAACGCAAAGAAACGACCGACAAACAAAATACGATAGAAGTTTAGCACCACAAGGAGAAACTGTTTCGCATATAATATCTCTTAATGCACAAGCCTTAATGCAACTTGCACATAAGCGTTTGTGCCTGCAAGCAAGTCCCGAAACAAGGGAAGTTGTAAAGCTAATGTGCAACGAAGTGATTAAACAGTACCCTGAATTTAAAGGGCTACTTGTACCACTATGTGTTTATAGAAATGGTAGATGTACGGAAATGTTTCCTTGTGGTAAAGCAAAAACACAATTTTCAACTTATGAGGAAGAAGAATAATAAAAATGACATTTAAAGAAGCGTTAGATAAAATGGAACAAGGTTGTAAAATGACCTTGCCAGAAAATAAATTTTATATATGTTTAGTCAATGGAAAAATTAGAATGCAATTCCCAGACAAACCTTATTTTATTAGCAATTTCTTTGACGAAGAATTTGTAAGACAATGTGCTAGAGAAGACTGGGAGTTGTATGGCGAAAATTTAAAACAATAAAATCATATTTAGAGAAAGGAGATAAATTATGAGTAAATTTAGTGGAAAGTGCGACCTTTGCGACCACGTTTATATGGGCAAAGGGTCAGAAGATGAACTGTTTGAAAAGTTTAAAAAGAGAACGGGTGGCAAACTCTACCAAAAATTTGTACTAAGGCTCACTCCATATAATATTGATTATGAGATTGCCCATAATAACTTCTTGGAGAAGATAGAAGAAAATGGTAAAACTAAATATAGATATTTTAGTAAAGTTTTTCCTACTTTAAAATCTTTAAACAAACACGGCTTAGTTAAATAGGTCGCATATTCATAAAGAGTATGAAAAATAATCCTTTGAAATGCTGGAAATTCCTAAAGCTCATATACCGAAACGGAGAGATGAAATATGCTCAAACGGAATGGTTACGAAAGTAGAAAAAAGTTATGAGATAACCTATGGTTAAATCCTAAGGGTTGTAAAATGGAAAATCAGCAGGGAAGTTCCGAATAGGAAAACCCTCAACGACTATCTCGTGAGAGAGTAGGCTACAAGCGTAGCCGAAGTGGAGGACACCTAAACGCATATAAAAAAATAATGTAAAAACTGAAATTTAAAATAGTTTTATGTTATAATATATATGCGAAGGTGAAGATATAGTCTACGCTCATATGAAAGTATGAGGTGCGAAAGCACAGTACGGGAGTAGCGTCCCGAACAACTAAATTTACCTTCATTCTATAAGAAAGGAGGTGCAACGAAATGATTAAGTCTTATAAGATAAGAATATTTCCAACCAAAGACCAAGAACAACTAATCTATAAACATATAGGTTGTTGTAGATTTATTTGGAATTATATGTTAGATTTACAAAACACTAGATATAAAAATAAAGAAAAATATTTATCTGCTTTTGATATGATGAAATTACTTACTCCACTTAAAAAACAAAAAGAATATGAGTGGTTAAATGAAGTGAGTAATAAAAGTCTTTGCAATATATGTAGAGATTTAGATAAGGCGTTTCAAAATCTATTTAAGAAAATTAAGAAACACCCTAAATTCAAAAGTAAAAAGGCAAGTAGATTAGCGTATCCGTTACGCTGTGACGGGGTGTATTTTAAATCTAGTAATACTTTATATATTGAAAAATTAGGTAAGGTAAAATGTAAAACTGATTTTAATTTTCCACTAGGGAGAGATATTAAAATTATTAACCCTAGATTAATAAATCAAAATGGTAAATGGTTAGTTTGTTTTGGAATGGAAAGCGAGAACCAAGCAAGTACATTAACTGACAAACCAATGGGAATAGACTTAGGCGTAAAAGAATTAATGGTAGTAGCGTATGGTGACGAAGAAATTATCTTTCATAATATTAACAAAAGTAAGAAAATGCGTTTGTTAGAAAAACGCAAGAAGCGTACTGAACGTACTATTTCACGTAAGTATAGAACAAATAATTCTTATGAGAAAACAAATAATATTATAAAAGAAGAAAATAAACTTCGTAAATTATGTGCTAAACAAACTAACATTCGTAATAATTATATTCACCAATGCACACATACATTAGTTTCCTTATTACCTTCAAGAGTAGTAATGGAAGATTTGAATGTAAGTGGTATGATGAAGAATAAGCATTTATCTAAAACTATAATGGAAGCAAAATTCTATGAAATAATTAGACAAATGCAATATAAATGCGAATGGCTAGGAATACCATTTTTACAAGTAGATAGATTTTATCCTAGTAGCAAAACTTGTTCACGATGTGGAACAGTTAAGCATAATTTAAAATTAAAAGATAGAATATTTACTTGTGAAAGTTGTGGTCTTACAATAGATAGAGATTACAACGCCTCACTTAATCTACAAAGATATAAAATTCAATAGAAGAATTTTAGTCTTGGGGTGTCGTTGCACCCTTAAATTGTGGAGTGTTATACAAACTCAAGTAGCTTAGGCGAAAGAGGACACTGAGAAGCAATAAATTTAGTTTTACTAAATACAACGGACTGGGCAACTCGCACAATATATTTTGACCGTAAAATTGACCTTATCCCTTACTACCCTTATATAATTGCAATGTCGTATTATAGCGATGAAAAAGCCATTATTTTTATTGCTAATGAAAGTTTCATAGACCAAGAAGAAAAACTTTTACGTGAATATAAGAGCATAGGTGATAGGGAAGAAAGCCCTATGGTAAACTATTATAGACGTGCGTTAGCCGATGAATATATTAAAGTTGCAAAAGAAATGCTAGAGAAAGAAAAAGAAAAAATGTAAAGGTTATTGTTGTATTCTATAAGGTAGTTTTTATTGCCCTGTAAAGAATATTTTTAACCTTCGCAAAAATTAAAATAACGAGAAAGGAGTGGGACAAAATGCAAGCAAGTGATTTAATTACATACATTAAACAAAATAATCTTATTGTCCCTCTACTTGAAAAAATTGGTTGTCACCAAATAAGCGATAAATCTTTTCAGAAAGATATTAGGTGTGCGTTGCCCGACGGCGATAACCCTACGAGTGTAAGTATAAACAAAGATACTCTGTTCGTGTCAGTGTATTCACGTGGAATTCACGGAAGCATATTTGATTTTGTATCTTATGTATACCAATGTACTTTTTATGTAGCACTTAAGAAAATTCATATGTTATTAGGCATTCCTTTTGAGCAAGGTGCTAAAGCAAAAAGTCCAACGGAAGATGTTTTAGCAGTATATAAAAGAGCAAAAGGGAAAACTTATGGTAATTTAAAAGAAGATGAGTTTGAAGGATATGAATTAGATTACTTAAATAATTTTATCCGTTTGCCACACAAAAGTTGGATAGATAGTGGGTGTACTTTTGACGCTTGTAAAAGATTTAATTTATGTTTTGATAGTAAAACCAATGCTGTAATTATTCCGTGGTTTAAATGGACTATTCCACCTAGAAAATTTTCTAAACCTATTGCTGGTTTTGTAAGAAGAACTACATTACCTAATGCAAAAGAATTAGGAATACCTAAATACAAATGCGACTACGGGTTTGATAAAGGCAATCATTTATTCGGTCTTGCACAAAATTACTATGACATAAAAAGATTAGGGTATGTAGTAGTTTTTGAAGCTGAAAGGTCAGTAGTTCAAAGAGCGAGTTATGGTGATTATTCAGCTGTCGCAATAGGTAGCCACGAAATTACACAAAGACAAAGAGAAATGCTTGTCGCTTTAGGTGTCGATATTATTATTGCTTTTGATAAAGACATCTCTGAAGATTTTCTAAAACTTACTTGTAGTAGATTTAGAAAAGTGCGTAATTTAAGTTATTTACTTGATACTAATAATCTATTAGGGGAAAATGAAAGTCCTGCCGATAAAGTCAACACTACATATCAACAATTATTTAGAGAAAGGAAACAATATGTTAAATAAATTCATTCCACCACAAATATTTGAAGAAAAAGTTCTCGAGAATATTAGCAAATATACTTGTTCATATTCTTATGGAGATGGACTAATTACTTTTGCTTTTTCCACAAACCCAATAAAAAATAAGAAAGGAAATTCCCAAACAACTTTCAATTTTATAAAAAACAAGGCAAGTAATTATCCGTTTTCATTTAGAATTTATGACCGCTTCTATAAGTGCAGATGTATAAGAGAACCTAACTACATTATTTCTGGTGAGTTAAAACTAGTGAATGGAGATATAAAAAAACATCTTGCTATTACTACTCAAAATAAAATTACAGAAAATTTATTGCTTACTTTAATACAAAAAGAAATAGAGGAGGAGGAAAATAATGCCTAAAAATGATAATCAATTAGACGCTTTAAAACTCCAACACGGTGTAGATAAAGTATATTCTTGGTCAAAAATATCTTGCTTTCTTGAAGATAAATGGACATATTTTTTAAAGTATGTCCTTCATACAAAAGAAGACAAACCCGAAAATATTTACTTAAGTTTAGGGACTGCCGTACACTCTCAAATGGAAAATTTCTATTTAAAAAATTTATCTAACGCTGAAATGGTAGAAAATTTTAAAACTTCTTATGACCTTGCAAGAAATATGTATGGTAAAAACTTTGTCTATATTGGTGATAATTTAGATGAAGAAGCACGTAAGAAAGCCGAAGAAACTAATGAAAAATTAGCACGTAAATTTGTTATGTGCTGTTCCCACTTTCTTGCTAATGTAAAGAAAGAAGAAGGAATGTGTGAATGTGAAAAATTCTACCCTTGTGTAATTACTGACGCTGGGGGTAAGAATTATCTTATTCAATGCTATATAGATTTCGCTAATTGGAAAAGCGACGGAAGCGTAGATATTATAGATTATAAAACTTCTACGTTTTATGACCCTAAAAAAGCCGAAAAACTTAAACGGCAATTAGAATTTTATGGTATTGCTTTATCTCAAAATGAAGGCATTAGTTGCGATAAAATACATCTTGCGTGGAATTTTATTAAATATATTAATGTAAAATACATTCAAAAGAATGGTAAAGAGAAAGAACGTAGACTTGAAAGAAATGATATTGGTGGTCACTTTGACAATGAGGGTAAACTTACGGGCGGTCTTCAAGCCGTAGTTAAGAGTATGCTTAAAGAACTAGGTTATACCGAGGACGACGCATACGAAATTCTTGTTGAATTTGCAACTACAAATTCTATGAGCGTTTTACCACAAGAAATTCAAGATAGATTTACATTCTCTAATTGTATTTTGCCTATTGAATTTAATGAACAAGAAGCAAGTTTACTAGAAGGTTTCATAATTGACACTATTAAAGAAATTGAAATGCGTGAAGAAGAATACGAACGTACGAAAGATGAGTCTTTATGGTGGCAAGATGTGAGCTATGAAGATGTATACCGACTAGAGAATTTATCAGGCTATTCCCCCAAACTTCACAAACCTTATCAAGAATATTTAGCAAAAGTTAAGGCTCGAGAAGAAGAAGGGCAAGAAAACCCAGAAATTGTAGGTGGTTCAGCATTTTCAAAACTTTGGGGAAGTAAGACAAGCGAGTAGTTATATATAATTACTCGCTACTTTTATTAAACACTTATTGAGTAAAATATTTATATGTCAAATATTTATGTATTATGAGTGCTAAAAAATTAAAAATATAGTATACTATTAGTGTAAAATATTGTAAAAGAAAGGAGTAAGAAAATGGTGAATTCAATAACTATAAGTGAATTATTTACTGAAATAGCAAAAATAAGAAATAGCGTATTAAATGACAAACAGTTTACTCTTAAATCACGCTATAAAACGCACACTACACCACGGTCTTTAGAACATACAATTCACGGTCGTCAAGATATAGATAAAATTCTTATTAGAGATGTGCAATGTTGGCAATATAATTATACTCCATATGATATTGGTGATTTTGAAACTTCATTAGTAATAGGCATTACTACAAACAAGCAAGGCACAATTATACAATGTATGGTAGATAATAATTTAACTTTCCTAAAAGCTAAATCTTTTGCCGATAGAACGCTAGGCAACCAAGTTATTGCAAATACTTTTCAAACTATGGTTGAAAATATTACGAATAAATTAAATTATTTAAAAGAAAGTGGTACTGTGATTATTGGTATTCACGACGACTTTACTTATGAGGACATAGCTATATGACTGAAATAAATAAGAATTATGTATGTTATCATTTGCACACTGACCTTTCTTTGCTAGATAGTTGTACTAAAGCAAAAGATTACGTCGAATTAGCCGTAAAATTGGGGCAAAAAGCCATTGCTTTTACCGAACACGGTAATTTATTCAATTGGGTGTCAAAAAAGCAAATATGCGACCAAATGGGCGTTAAATACATACACGGAGTTGAATGTTATTTAACACAAGATAAAAGAGATAATAACGGTAGTAAGATACGTGATAATTTCCATACTATCTTACTTGCTAAAAATTATGAAGGTGTTAAAGAAATTAACCTTGCTATGAGTAAGGCTAGTGATAGTGAACACTTTTATTATAATTCACGAATTACTTTTGACGAATTTTTTGCTTTAAGTAATAACGTAATAAAAATTTCTGCGTGTTTAGCAAGTCCTTTAAATAGAGTAAGAAAAACTGCATTTGAAGAAATTCCGTGCGAAACATTTGAAAAATTATGTTATGCATATGATTATTATGAAGTTCAACCTCACGTATATTCGCAAGAACAAAAAGAGTATAACCGTTGGCTTGCTGACCTTGCGAAAAAATATAACAAACCTTTAATTGCGGGAACGGACACACATAACTTAAATGAATATAAATCTGCGTGTCGTAAAATTCTTATGAAGTATAAAGGTCAAAGTTATGGTGATGAAGATACTTTTGACCTTAACTATAAAAGTTATGAAGAATTAGTTGAATGTTTTAAAAATCAAAAAGCATTAACCGAAGAAGAATATTTAGAAGCCATTGAAAATACTAATGTAATGGCTGATAGTGTAGAAGAATTTACATTAGATACTTCTTTTAAATACCCACATATAAGCGACCATATAGAAGAAGATTTTTTAGGAAAATTATTTGCAATGTTTAATGAAAAATTAAAACTTGGTTATATTCCACAAGATAAAAAACAAGAATATTTAAGTCGCATAAAAGAGGAATATGAAGTATTTAAGAAGTTAGATATGTTAAGTTTTATGTTGTTTATGTCTAATTTAATTGGTTGGTGTAAAAGCAATAATCTTCCCGTAGGTTTAGGACGTGGGTCAGTAAGTGGTTCTTTAATTGCTTATATATTAGGTATTACGGACGTTGATAGTATAGAATGGCATACTATCTTTTCTAGGTTTGCTAATGAAAATAGAAAAGTGTTAGCAGATATAGATATTGATGTTAGAGATGAAGATAAGCCTCGCATTTATAAACATATTATAGATAGTTTTGGACTTGAACACACAGCATTTGTTTTATCTATTGGAACAGTTGCTGACCGTGGAACAATAGATATTATTGGTAAAGTGCTAGATTATTCTTTAGACGAAGTAGCAAGAATTAAAGATGAATATGACGCTGACGAAAGTGAAAATAAACAGGTAGTTAGAGAAAAATACGAAAGATTGTTTTATTATTTTGACGGTCTTGTTAATATATCTATTTCAAGAAGTATTCACCCTGCTGGAATTTTAATTTGCCCTTGGACAATTATGGATAATTATGGTATTGTGTGGGCAAATGACAAAGGAGAAAACAAACATATTATTAATTTGAATATGGACGAAAGTCACGAACTCGGAATCCTTAAGTACGATTTACTTAGTCTAGTGAATATCTCTATTATTCAACAAACCTGTGATTTGGCAAATATTCCTTTTCCTAATTCTAAAACGCTTAATTGGAATGATGAAGAAGTATGGAAACATATGTTAGATAGTCCCGTTGGTCTTTTTCAAATGAATGGTGACTTTGCTTTTAGTTCGTTGAAAAAGTTTGAGCCACATTCTATTAGTGATATTGACCTTGTGACGGCTGCAATACGTCCTTCGGGAGCAAGTTTTAGAGATAAACTATTTGCAAAAGAATGGTATAAAAACCCTTCGCCTATGATAGACGAACTCTTAAAAAATAATTATGGGTATCTCCTTTATCAAGAAGACTGTATTGCTTTTTTACAACAAATTTGTGGTTTTAGTGGGGGCGACGCTGACACTGTTAGACGTTATATTTGTGCTAAAAAAGAAGATAAAATTGCTGAATGGTTGCCAAAAATCTTGGAAGGCTATTGTCGCAAGTCTAACAAGCCAAGAGAGGTTGCAGAAGAAGAAGCAAAAACTTTCTTAAAAATTATTGAAGACTCTGCGTCTTACCAATTCAATTATAATCACGCTCAAGCATATAGTATGTTAACTTATATTTGTGCTTACTTAAGATATTATTACCCTTATGAATTTGTGACAGCATATCTAAATTGTGCAGCAAATAATGACGATATTAAAGACGGAACGCAACTCGCTAATGAATTTGGTATTAAAATTTATGATATTGAGTTTGGTAAGTTAAAAGATAAATATGCCATTGGTGTTGAAAATAACGAACGTATTATTTATAAAGGGTTAAGTTCGTTGAAAGGCTTTGGTGAAGAAGACGGCTCTAAACTTTTTCAATTATATGAAGAACATCTTAACGCTAGTTTTCTTGAGCTTCTTCCTTTAATAATTCAAACCATAGGTAAAGCAAAGGCTCTTATTCTTGCTCAACTTAATTACTTTAGGAAGTATGGTAAAACACAAAAGATAGTTAATATGATACAAATATTCGTTGAATTCGGTACAGCAAAATCATTTACACTTGCCAAGTTGACTACCTTGAATGAGAAATATAATATCTCTAGCGACTTAATTAAAGGTTATTGCAGCAAAGTCACAGCAAAAACTTATAGTGGTTTTGATAATGATAGGTTTATACGTGATATGTGGGCGATTTTACCTAACGAACACTTAAATTTAGGGGAGAGATTAAATGCTGAACTTGAATATTATGGAAGTATTTCTTATGTCAATTCGCAATTTAAAAATTTTTATGTTGTGCTTGACGCTAGGAAAACCAAATCAGGAATAATGTCTATCACCGTACAAGATTTATCAGACAAATCGCTTAAAGTCTATACGTGTGGTGAAACATATAAATTACTTGAAGAACCTTTATCTAAAGGAACAATTTTTCAACTTTTGATGGACAAATTAAAACCGAAGTATAGATTCAATTCTAATTATGTTGAAGGTGGTGACGAGCCAAAATACTTCGTTGTACCAAATGAATATAAAAATGTATTAATTAATTGGAAAACTTATTATACTCCTTTAGTTAAAGAAAAGAAAAAATAAAAAAGAAAGAGGAATTAGTTATGGAACAAAAAGAATTTAAGTTTGAATTAAATACTATAAAACAACTTGCGAGTATCCAACATTTTTATAAGTTAATAGGTCTTCAAGATTATATTGACAATTTATATTATGAAAAGTTAGAAGAAGCAAAAAAAGATAAAAAAGGCGACGCTGAAATTCGTGAATATATAAAAGAAAATTTAGAAGATGGCATTGACCTTGTAATAAACATAGAAGATAAGGAAGCAATTAGACGTATTTTAATTGATACTTATACAAGATATGATGTTAAGTTCAATGAGCAAACAGATGAGTTTGAATTTTATTTAAAGCCTAAACATAAACAACATTTATCTACAATTTTTGCAAAAGCGATTGAAGAAAATATTAATACTTTCGCTCCACATTCAGTTGATGATGTAGCAAAAGGTCAAATTGTTTTATTTTTACGTACACGTGAAGAGGTAGAGGCTTTAAAAGATGCTCAAATTATTAACCAAGGCGAAATTATAGATGAGCAATTGCCTCGTATGACTAAACTCGCCGAAGAGTTAAAAGCCGAAAAAGAAGAGGAAAAGAAGTAATGAATGAAAGTGAAGACGTACGTGAAGAACAAACTAAAAACGATTATAATGAATACACAGAGAACTTACACTATGATAGTAATGCTACATATCTTTTTCCAACATACCAAGTCGTATATGTAGATTACACTCAAGGTACTCAAAAAACTATTACAATAGATAGTTTACCAGCACTTAATTATTGGATAGAACAAAACTTTATGTTTAATTCGCCAATAAGTGTATGCCAAATTAGGAAAGTTTATACTATTAACAATTAAATTAGAAAGGGTGAATTATGCGTGCAATTAGAAACAAAGAAAACTATTAAAACGACAGTAAGTATTACAACTATTCAATACCCTAGAGTACAAAAGGTGAGTGAGGGGACGTGGGGAATTCTGCGTTGTTGGGACAAGGAAAATAAAAAAGATATTTGTGTGACGGGGGAACTCCCTAAAATTGACTTTACCAAACGTGAAAATAATACAACTTATTCTTTAATTGCAAACGAAGTTAATCACCCTACTTATGGTTTGCAATACCAAATTGTGTATATGCAACCTTTACTTACTGACGACAACTGCACTGTGCGAAACTTTCTTTCTTATATTTTAACACCTATGCAAGTGCAACTTTTATATGCCACTTATGATAATCCGTTAGAATATATTAAAAAGAAAGATATTGACGCTTTGTGTAAGGTAAAAGGAATCAAAGAAATTACGGCAAAAAAAATTATAAAAAAATACGAAGAAAATATACAATACGAGCAAGCATATAGCGAACTTGGGCAATATAATTTAACAGCCAATTTAATTCAAAAATTATTAACCCGTTATAAAAATTTAAGTAAGTTAAAAGAAATTTTACAAAATAACCCTTACCAAATAATAAAAGACGTAAAAGGAATTGGCTGGGTAAAAGCTGACGAAATAGGAATAAAGGTAGGAATATCAGTTTTTAGTCCTAAAAGAATTGCTGGGTATATTGTTTACTTTTTAGAAAATCAAGCCGAAAGTGGTAATTCGTGGGTAGTACCTAGTGTAATTACTGAAGGAGTGCTAAAACTATTCACGCCAACTGAATTTAGCGAACATAAAGAAGAAATTTATAATTCTTTAAAAGAAGCCATTATACAACTTAAAGAAGACGACACTATATATTTTGACGAAGTAAATAATAAAGTCTTTTTGCTTTCTTACTTTAATCTTGAACGAAAAATAGCAAAAGAGCTTATTCGTTTACTAGACGGAGATGTTCAAAACCCTACTTACCCTATTGAAGAAGTAGTACAAGAGATTGAGAATGAAAGAGGCTGGACATTAACCGATGAACAAATAAACGGGGCAAAGATATTTGAATATAGTAATGTAGGTGTTATTACTGGTGCGTCTGGTACGGGCAAAAGTTCAACTGTTGAAGTTTTAACTCGTGCATTTAAAGGTAAAAGTATTGCACAAGTTGCTTTGGCTGGACGTGCTGCTTCACGTTTAAGCGAAATTACTGGTCTTGAAGGCTCAACCATTCATAGATTACTTGGTGTAAATGAAAATAAAAAATTTATGCACAATAGAAATAATCAACTTAATTATGATATAATTATAGTAGATGAAATATCTATGATAGGGGGACAATTATTTTATTCTTTAATTCAAGCAATTCCTACGGGTTCTAAACTTATTTTAGTGGGCGACCACAACCAATTAGAAAGTATTGGTAGTTTAAATTTACTTAAAGATTTAATTGACAGTAAGGTTATTCCCGTTCAAATCTTAAACAAAATTCATAGACAAGCACAAGAAAGTGGTATCATTACTGAAAGTTTTAAAGTTAAAGACGGAGAAAGTATTACTAATGGTTGTATGGACGGGCATATTTATTGTCGTGGTAAACTTCAAGATTTTATTTTAGCCCTAGATAATCAAACTACTAATGAAAGTGTTATAGAATTTTTTAAACAAGAATATAGTCGTTTAAAAGACATTCATAAAATTCAAGTTATCGTTCCTATGAAAGAGCGTGGTAATTTATCAGTAGATAAAATTAATAAACGTGTTCAAGATTATTATAATCCTGCTTCGCCTAATATAAATGAAATTTGCCCTTATGCTAATGATAAATCAAAAGTCTTTAGAGAAGGTGATAAAGTTATTAATGTAGTTAATAATTATAATTGTGAAAATACTAACGGTGATACGGTTGCTGTATTTAATGGATATATTGGCATTATTGACAAAGTAGATACAGAAGATAATATAATTATTGTAGACTACACTTACAACTATGGTAATGAAGTTGGCAAAGTAATTTATAAAAAAGCAATGTTTAATAATCTACAACTTGCTTACGCTATTACTTGCCATAAATTTCAAGGTAGCGAAATTGATACTGTAATAGTGGGTATAGATTACTCGGCTTATACTCTATTATGTAAACAATGGGTTTACACAGCAATTACTCGCTCAAAGAAGAAATGTGTGTTAGTAGCTGACAAAAAAGCGTTAGATTTTGCTACTCATACTAACCGAGTTAGTACTAAACAAACTTTCTTGCCTTTAATCTTAAGTGGTAAGTATGACCTAGACGACGACCTTTATAGCCATTCTACCGATAATGAATACGAGGACGAAAGTGTAGACGAATACTAAATCACATTTTAAGACTTATTTAGGGGGTAAATTCGCATTTTTGTAAGCAACTTAACTAATTATAAGGGGTATTAAAATGCGTATCTAAAATCGCTGAAAATACACGCAAAAATACACGCAAAAGTAGTGAATTTTACCCTTTATCTTTAAAAGTAAAAAAAATGTAGAAAGGAAGAAAAATGAAAAAGAAAAAGAATATATTATTAAAGTTGGCTAGTAAATGGTTGGACTGCGTAAGTTCGCAATATTTTCTAATTATTGCAAGTGCTATATGTGTTTTATTTACAATGGCACTTTGTATAGGAGCATTTTTGCACTTTTCATTTTATAAAAGCACAATGTATGAAGTTGTTATATTAGCATATTTTACCTTTGCAAAAATTATAAGTATATCTGGTATATTAACTTTTATTTCTTTATTATATATTACGTGGGAGGAAGAAGAATAATGTTCTATATAATGGGTAGAAACGCAAAACAAATATTAGTTCAATTAATAGAAACAAAATTATTTTCTAGTGAAAAATCAATAGGAGTAATTTGTCACGGAGAAGATGAATATACACAATTATGTCAATTATTTTATTATTCAGGCAAAACGTGGTGTAATGGTGAATCATATTTAGAAAATAATTTATATCAGCAATTAGATTTAGATTGTAATGATGTTATAATATTAGGGAATGACGGCAAATATGTTTTAGAGAAAGAGTTAAATATGGAAGGCGAAGATATGCTTGAATATTACGACGAATGTATTACTTTTTCAAGTCTTATCACTGAACTTCGTCGTTAAAATTATACAAGATTTTTAAAAGTAAGGAGGAATTATTTTATGTATTTAATAACACAAAATAAAAAAGCATTTATTGAAGCTAATTATTTAGCCGTAGAAGATAGTAATCTATATACCATTCAAAATGGCGTTAAAACTTATGTTGCACATTTAAACACACCACAAGAAGCCGAAGAATTATTAAACACTATTTGCCATAAATTACCTTATGTGACGGGCAAACAAATAGTAGATTTAAGTGAGACAATAACAAATGGCGAAAAATAAGCAAGAGAAATTTGAATTATTTTTAGATAATGGTGAAGAACTAATTTCTTTAGGTTTCTTCTGTTATTTAGAGAATATGTGGGAGTTTATAGGCACGTATTGTAAAGACGCTTTACATTTTACACCACATTATTATAGACAATGGGTAGACGCAAATGGCAACCTAGTTATAGATTTTGGTTCGCATACGAAATTTTTCAAAATTAATTACCATATAGTATTCCAAAGGAGAGAAGAAAATGTTTAAAAAATTAAAAGCAAAATTTATTGCGAAAAAAGAAGAAAGAACACAAAAGCGAAATATCAAACGTATTAAAAAAGATATTTTGTTTTGCCACCGTGATTTAATTATTTCTATTATTAATTTGCTAGATAATGTAGAATATTGGGCGAGAAATAAAAAACAAGTATGGCTACAAGATAAAGTAGAAGTTTTAACAAAAAACGGAATTCAATGTCCTAAAGATATATTAAATGATGTACTAGGTCAGAATTTAATTTTAAATGAAACTTTTCAGTTAGAGGACTTTGCGATTTTATACAGGTTAGTAAATAATTATCTTTATAATATTGTAAAAAAGTTAGCAGAAATTGACGATGAAATCATTACTAGCGTTTGTTTTTTTGACCAAGAAGCATATGAAGAATTTTTAGGTAGATGTTATGTGTACGCTATGCAAGTTTCACAATTTTCATCACTTATAGAACAAGCAAAATGTTATGGCATACCTACTGATGTGAGTGAATAATGAATGAAGGAAAAAAATTTGAACATCAGTTTCACAAGTCTTTAGAAAAAGAAGATTTCTATGTTTTAAGGTTAGTAGACCCTCCTTCTTCTTTTGGTAAAGATAGCACTAAAGTTAGGTTTAGTGCTAAGAACCCCTATGACTTCGTTGCGTATAAATCACCATATTTATTTTGTTTAGAGTTAAAGTCAGTTATAGGAACTAGTGTAAGTTTCCAAACGGAAGAAGAAGCAAAACAAAAGAAAAATACTTCAGCAAATATTAAATGGCATCAGATAGAGTCTTTAATGAAAGCAGATAATTTTGACGGGGTAGAACCTATGTTTGTAATTAATTTTAGAAAAACTAATCAAACATATGCTATTCCTATCGCAGAGTTTATTGCTTATGCCGAAAGAATAACAAAAAAATCAATTAATGAACAAGATTGTATCAAAATGGGTATACTTATTCCACAAACATTAAATAGAAAATCATATGATTATAATTTTCAATTTATATATGAATATGTCCAAAACCAATGCCAGCAGGTATCTCGCAATCAGAGTATAAAGAATGGTGTGATACAATGTATAAGACAATAGAAAACGGCACAAAAAAAAGGTAGTATTTAAACTACCTTTTTATTTTTACAATTAGTTGCAACCATTTTTAGTTGCATTACTATTTTGCAACCATTTTTAGTTGCAAATATTATTCTTCTTTTTCAGCTTGTGCTTTAAGAAATTTATTCATTTTCTCAACAGCTTTATCTATTGCTTTAGAAATTGTGTCTTTAGTAATAAAAATTTGAAAAGTTGCTGGAAGTTTTTCGTGTACCCAGTTAACAACCATTTCTTTTTTCACTTGACCTTGTTTATTTTCTTTAACTAATACTTCGGCTTTAACAACAAGTTTATATATAAGTTTTCTAAACCAACCGTATTTTATAAATAATATAACACCAATAATTAAAGCTACTATGATAGCTGAAACAATTGCTATCATTTGACCAATATTTAGATTTGCAAACATAAATTCACCTCTTTCTATTTACTTTTTCTATTGACTTTTTACTTATTATAATATTCACAATATTTTTCTTCAATGTATTTAATACATTGCTTCTCGAATCCGTTCCCACCTAAGGCTTTATATTTTTCGTGTTCTGTGAAGATGTTCCGAAAGGACGTATCCGTCGGTACTACTCCTGACCTTAACTGTTCCGAGAAACTAATTATATGAGAACGAAGTCTGTCTTTTTCATTTGTATTTACTTTATCTTCTAAAGTATTTATTTTTGAGCCCATCTGTTCAATCTTAGGAGTAATATTTTCTTCTAAAATTTTATGTAAAGTATTAGAGATAATACTTTCAGCTTTTTTCTTTAACCATTTATATACGGCTAGAAAAGAGCCTAATATTGTGCTGACACTAACAAGTACGCCAGCAATTACACTTAAGAGACCAACTAAATCCATTTTGTATTTTCCTTCTTTCATTTCTTTGTTTTAGTAATTTGATTTTCACTTTCGTAAAATCAAAAATATTTTAATAAAATAAAATTAATTTTAGTAATTTCTATAAGTTATTTGGTAGATGTACGAATTGCCCCAGTATAAGTAGGCAAATCTTCATCACCTGCAAATGTACCTGTTATTCCGTCAATGGTAACATCTTTTTTAATATTTATCGGTATAAAAGTATTTGGTTTAAATATTTTGACTTCAGTAAAGTTATTATCAGTAGCAGAAATAATTTGATTTCCATTTGACATATCTAATGGAACGCTAATTGTAGTAGTTTCAGGACTAGGAACATTTACTGTTACTGTGATTTTACTCAAACCGTCATAACCACTATCGGCTACTATATCAGTTGTAGTATTAGTAGTAATTGTAATATTCTTTTCTTGTAGAGTTAATTCTTCGCTAGGTATATCTATTTGTTCAATAGGTATAGATAATTCCATAGCAGTGACTTCCATTGCAGACCCAGACGAATCTAAATTAAAAGATAATTTCTTAATTAGGTATTGTTTAGCTTCGCTTAAAGGAATATCAGCAACATAAAATTCACTTGAACTATCTACTTCTTGTGTATAAAATGGTTCACCTACATTAGTGTACAATGAAGCATATTTAGGTTGTTCACGTAGTCTTAAATTTACATTGTACAAATAATTTGGTATCATACCCACAGTTATTGTCTGTGGTAAGAAAGAGTGTAAATAAAGTTCATAATCAGCCCTAATTTGAGCTGAATAATCACTAGGTATGTTATTATATTCTCCGTCAGAATAAATGGCTGTAATAGCGTTTAATTGCCCTAAAATATACCAACAAAGTTGACCACCAATAGATAATAATTCTATTGTCCAAATAGTATAATCTCCACCAAAATAGTTGTCACTAGGTGGGACAATACTTGTACGTGAAGTAGTCAATGGTAAAGGGTTTCTATACACTGCGTCTAGCGAATCACCTTGACTTTGAACTTCAAGCCTTGACAATGTAGTATTTAAATGGCTAGGAATAAAAGTAATTTTAGTTCCTAAATTTATGCTTGTAAGCCCAACACCTAAAGTGTCAACATCGTTGATAATGATATGATAATCGGCTGAACCACTTACGGTACTTATGCCACCATAATAATTTTCGCCCGTTAATCTTTTATTAATATAGAAAGGACTACTTATATTGTCATTTACACTAACGGCTTGTACTTGTAAATTACCCAACCATTGTAAAGACGGGCTATATGTGCTGTAATTTTCATCGTTAGAAACAAAAACATTGTTTTCATCATATACACCATAATAAGGCTTGATTACATAAGAATTTCCTTGTGATAAATTAACGTTTACACTTTCACTTGTGGTAGGAGGATAATTGCCACCTTTGTTTTCATAAGGAGTTAAACGGAAAATTCCTAACCAATTTTCGCTACTAAATAATTTAGTTGTAAAATTATTCGTCCATAAACTAACATTATCAAATATCGTGGTTGTGTTGTTGTTTGTCCACGTAAAACCTATTTTAGAATATTGAGTAAATCTACTTGTATCAAAACCGTTTGTACCACCGAGACTATCAAAATCAAGTTGAAGTTCGGTACTATTTATTCTAGCACTTTTAGCAAAGAAAGTGGTTTCGTGTGTTTTACCATATATAATAATTTGATTTTTAATAGACGAATAATCTACTTCACTATTATTACTAATAATTTGATTTTCGGGGAATAAGAAAGTTGGTGAGTTCACACCACTAGGAATAGGTTGGTATACAAATACGCCGTCTTCATTAAAGAAAAATTCCCAATTAGGAGTGATATCTCTAAATTGCGTTAGTAATTGTAATTTAGTTTGTCCCATTGAAATTTTTATTGTATAAGGCAAAAATTCGTATTCACTAGGAATAGGAGCAATAATATATTTTTGAACGCCACATATATTAGTTAATGTCTCGACTAAGGCTTCTCTAAAACTTCTACGTGTCCATTCTTGAGTGTTGGGGTTATAAGTATCGGCTGGAATTTCCGTAGTAATACTAGGGATAACCCCTTGCCTTTGGTCACCAAATTCAGCCATTCTATCTAACAAAGCAAAAGAGATAGAATTTGTCGTAGAAGAATATTCTTCAGTAGGACTATCAAATAAGAAACAACCCATATTATACCATTGATATTTCTGACTTTCTTCTTCAATAATCGGTACTTGAAAATCTTGTAGCCCAATATAAATTTTTAAATATCTGTTATACCATATATCAGATTTATCTTCTGTCCCTATAACCGTTAAATTAAAATCTTTTATATTTTGCTCAAAAATAGGTGAGTTAAAACGTGGTGGAATAACTATTTCTAAAGACCCTGACCGACGTAAGTCATTATCAGCGTCAATATTTATTGTGCCACTTACAACATAAGTTTCCAAAGTATCTAAAAGGTGATTGTTAAAATCATATATTTCTAATCTTATTTTTTTATTTCTAATAGGTTGATTAAAAATTTCATATCTATTTTCAGAAATATTCATAACTAATCACCTCCTTTACATATGAATATTATTTTTATTCCCTATCGTAGTTATATCGGCATAATTATTTTGAGTGTTATCAGCATAGACTAAACCAAAATGTCCAAGCATTCCTAACCTATCTAGCCCTTTTTGGCTTAAATCGCTAATTTCTACCCACGAATATGTGGTGTCGTTTATCGCATTAAACATACTACTATTAAATGCATTACCAATATCATTCGTAATAAAAACAACCCAAATATTACCTAAAGTATCTTTTAAGATTTTAGGGCGTTTATTAGTTAAGAATTGATTTAGTTGTGTACGGTTTCGCACTTCGTCGTAATAACTTACTTGACTACTATAAATATTTAGTGTAGTTGAACGGCTTAAAGAGGTGACTTTAATTTCTCCCGAATTATATTGTAAAGAACTATTTGTCACAACAGTAGGATAGATAGCACCATAAGGTTCATAAATTCCCGTAGCATTTCTAGTATTATAAGTTGAATATGATAAACCGTTGGTCATCATAAAACTTGTATATGCGTCGCAAATAAAAGCATTCTTAAAATAACTAAATACTTGTGTTGTAATAGGCTCTAGTAAATTACCATTTGCGTCACAAGGATATAAAATATATTCATAATTCACATTGGCTTGGTTGTAAGGGTCTATAATAGTGAAATTCTTGTTAGTAGGAATGGTCATTAACTTTATTTCACTTGTAGGGGTTGTAGGGACACTATCAAGTGATTTTCGTGCTAGAACCATTGTGCTAATCTTTGCTAAATCTTCGTCTGAAATATTTGATTTTATAGTAATATAACCACCACAAGCATTATTTGTAGCAATAAGTTGTCCGTTAGATAAAGTAGCTTGGTCATATTGCACAATAATAGATGAAACATAATTAGATACTTCTACCCCGTCACTTGTGATAAAACCCCAATGTAAATCATAGTTTGAAGTAGTCGGCGTTAAATTAGAGAAAGAGATAGATGTAGCGTCCGATGTAAGTTCACCAGTTTGTTCAATTACATTATTTTGATAATATAAAGTAAACCACATTTTTCCTAGCGTAGCAATACTATTAGTATCATTTTTCTCAAACTTAGGATATAACGTAAGAGTAGAAGAACCTAATGTTAAAGAATTACCTAATTTTTGTGTATAAGATTCGTCTAAATATAAATCTAGGCTAGGTGTCGCATAACATTCAAAAAAGATTTGTTGTGAATATTCAGACATTATAGTATTATTATAATTGATGAACGCAATACTAGCGTTATATTTATGATTATTTTGGAATATTGCTGTACCATTAGGAATTGTGATATATGCTGAACTTACATAATCTGAATTAGCAATATTTGAAGACGAATCAAAATATTGGATATTAAAAATTCCGTCCCCTAAATTTACATTAACTGGTGTACTTGTAGTTATATCGACAATTTTTAGTTGTGCTTTAATTATTGCCTCTTTAGGAATACCTAATAGTGCAAAATTAAAAGAAACATTTTGCGTAGTTGAAGCGTCAAAAGGTAATTTATTGTTTAAATAAGGTTGTGGAATTTGATATTGTTCTTGAAAGATAGCGTTTAAATCTATATCACTAGTAAGAGTTTGCCCAGGAGTGACAGCATTACCTTCGCTATCTTGCCATTTAACAAACTTATAACCAGATTTTATACACCAAGGTAATGGGCTAGGGAGAACAAGTTGATTAATTGTAGGGTTTTCTACACCCGTTTGTAAAATACCACCGTCGGTGCTATACGTAATTGTATAATCCATATATTATCACTTCCTTTTACGCCCACTTAACAACACTACCAACCCATAGACTTCCATTATACCATATAGAAATCTCATAAGTTGCATTTGCTTGTGGTGAGAATGTTCCATTTACTGTATCTTCTCCTTTAAATACAATAGTTCCGCCATTAATGGTTAAAGTAGGCACTATACTAGCGAGTGTAGAAAAGGTTAAACTAGTAATTGTTTCACTTAATAGCATTTCAGACGTTGTGGGAAGGGTTATAGTAAGAGAAATTGCCTTTTTAGCACTATCTAAAGCATATACACTGCCACTTAGGCAAGAAATAGATACATTATATCTATCAGTAAAACCCGAAGCAAGTGTAGCCGTAGGTTCTCCTATACCACTACATATTTGTACACAGCAAGATAAGTTTGTACCTGCTTTTACTTTTACATATAAACTATTAGTGGCTTGTAATTTTATAAAGCGTCCAATATCAGCACTACTAATAAGTGATAATAAGTTTGTTTCATCTTGTGCTGTTAAAATAGTCAGACGCTCTGAAGTCACTGATGTTTGTGCTGTTGTAGATGAAGTTGCTGTACCAGCAGTTTGTGCATAAGTTGCTGAAGGGACATCTCCTTCTAATTTGTTTGCAAGTAATTTTAATTTTGTATTGTCTAATGTACCGTTAGACTTTAATGCTTGTTGATAATTGGTTAAATTTAAAATGCCAACAACAGCATTATCAATTTGTTTGCCACTATATTGACTTTGATATATTGCCATAAATTATTTTATCTCCTTTCTTTTTTCATTGAGAATTAATTATTAGTATAAGCATATAATGCAATATTTGCAGTAGGTGTATAAGGGAAAACCACTTTAGTACTTAAATTACCTTGTGTAGTTGTCCAACAATTAAAATTTTGAATTTGTGCCACATTAGGTGAATTTATTGCTTGCCCTTTTGTCACTGATATTACACTATATAAATTATTATTTACATAAAATTTTATATTCCATTCCGATGAATTAATTAAATTATCTTTAATAACACCTATTACTAATAATTGATTAATCTCATTTTGTGGAGAAATACATACTACACGCATTCCTATACTAATTTCTTTAATAGTATTCAATATAGGGACTTGTGAATATGTTTTATTATCAATAGAAAGGGTACAAGTAATACCCGAATTATCTATTGAAGTAATTACACCATAATAAATTTTATCATAAGGAAGAAAAGAATATGCTTCATTTAAAACATTTTGTAGTGCTTGTTCTAAAGCCATTCTAATTTCTTTTCCCGTTTGATTATTTAAACCTGTCATAAGATATTTTATACCCTTTCTTGCATATTTTAATTTTTCACCTTAATTTTTAATATCGTTTTGTCCTAACTTGTAAATTACCTATTGCTTTTATTTGAGAAATGAAATTAGCACAATCTATATTATTTTCTTTGGTTGAGATATTGCCTACACTTATTGCAATATTACCACCTTTACTTTGATAAACTGATAATAATTTCTTTTGTTGTGGTTCAGTTAAAACTACTTCACCTTTTAAAAGTTTTGATATTTGTTCATTAGGGTTAGTATGTATTCCACCTACTATACCTCCTATATGATGCGAAGGAATATATGGTGACATATCACCTGCTTTTGTAGATTTTCCATAATTCTTGAAATAATTTGAAGTGAAAGAACCTTTATAACCCGTAGCGTTTGATAATAATCTATCAAGCGTTTTTAATTTTGTTTCCCAGTCAGCGTCTAGCCAAGTTGCAAGATTATTAGCTTCCCTATAATAAGCAAGCATAGCGTCCTTTTCTTCCCCTACCATACTAGAAAGAATATCTTGTAGTGTTTCTATGCCATTAATTGCTTGAGATAGGTCGTCTAAACCAGCGTCTTTTATGGCTTTAGTAAGTTGTTCAGTTGCCGTTTGTATTTGCTCATCATCTCTTACATATTGCCAACCCTGTTCAGTTAAAACACGCTTATATTGGCTTTGTGCTTTTGCAAGTGCTAGTCTTGCTTCTTCTACGGCTTTTAACTTTTCTTCAGTCTTTAATTCTTCTTCACGCTCATCTTGAATTTTTTGAAGTATAGCAAGTTTATCATCTAAAGCATTATAAGCGAAATCAGTTTGTACTAAAGTTTCACGGAGTTTTGTATAAGAAGAAATAATTTCTTCAAAGGCTTGTGTAGCTTCGGTTGAAGCCGTTGTACCTATACCTAATAAATTCTTTAAACGTAAAATTTCATTATCAATAGTTTTTAATGCTTCAACTTGTGAACCACCTTCACCCATAATAACTTCGTCTAAAGTAGGTACTTCATTTTTAAGATTATCTAAATCTATTTGTGGAAGATTAGAAAAACCACTAATAGCACTTACTAAATTAAAAACGTCTTCATTTTCATAAAGTTTTAAGGCTTCAAGTTTATTCTTCATTGTTTGAATATTTTCAGCAGTTGCCCCTTCAAATACGCCACTTTCTTCAAAGATTTGTTGCCAACCAGGACTTACTACATCTTGGACTATCTGACCTGCAGTAGCTTGTGCTAACTCTTTTTCTAATGCTTCGCTAGTTTTCTTTGCTTCATCTCTTTGAATTTGGAATAATTCTTGAAGTTTCTTCTTACGTTCTTCTAAACTTTTATTGGCTTGTTCAGTTTTACTAGCCGTTAAGCCATAAGTTTGTGCTAACTTATATTCAGCATTGTTTAAATTTTGAACATCTTTTGCCGTTTGATTTAAAATAGTAGAATATTTTAAATATTCGTCACGCTCTTGTACAAAGTTGCTCATTCTTTCTTGAGATGCTTTAGACACTTCTTTTATTTTTTCTATTTCTTTTTGACGTTCTTCTTCTAAACTACTTTGAACACCTTTAACAACATTTATAAGAGCAACTAACGCTGTAATCGCTATTTGAATAACTAATAAAGCTTTATTTAGTTTCGCCGTTTTTAATGCAGCAACATCACTTGCACTTGCATTTGCTAGTAAAGCCGTTGTGTTTCCTTGAACGGCTTGTGTATTAGCATTTTGGGCTATTGCTTGTTGGAAAGTAGTAATTTTATTAAGCCCTAAAGCCGCAGTGACGGTTTTTACAGATTTAAGAATAGCAGGTAATTTTAACGCTACAATTAAAGCACCAATACTACCAATTATGCTACCTAATCCACCTAATTTAGTCATTATCTTAACTAAACCAGTGAAGGCTTCTAATATAAATTTTATAACATCAGAATTTAAAGTTGCTTGTGCAAGTTCGTTCCACGCTTGCTTTAATTTATTTAATTTACCACTGACGCTATCAGCGTATTTAGCGTTTTCTTCTAATGCTGAACCACTAGCATTTGCACTTTCGGCAATAACTTGTTCAACAGTTGCCCAATTCCCCATAAGAGCCATTAAAACTTTATTTTGTCTATTACCAGCAACTGCCTCAGTCACATATGCTTGTGCTGAAGAAGAAAGGCTGTCCCATACTGAATGTAAATCAGCAAGTACATCATAAGTCGAACGCAATTCTTTATTGCTATCATACATAGTGACAGCACCACGTGTATATTTTTGGAATGTTTCTTCTATTTTAGCAATAACTTCGCTATTGTCTTCGCCGTCTTCAGTCATTTTTCTTAATCTTTGCGAGATAGTATTTAAACCTTGACTAGCAGTTTCGGCATTACGTAGTACTTCATAAGTAGCCGTAAGCATTGCCGTTGTTTCTTCTAATGACGTATTAGTTTGTGCAAAAACGGCAGAAGTTCGAGTCATACCTTCGGCTAGATTATCTACATCTACGGCAAAATTATTTGAAACGTGGTTCAATAAATCTAACACTCTAGTAGATTCAGTCGCTTCCATATTAAAACCTTTTAAAATAGCAATAAGACTAGAAGCAGCACTTTCTACACTATTAATACCGTCGGCTACATTAACCATTATCATTGCCGTTTCGGCTAGATTGTAAGATTCTTCAAGGTCATAACCAGCCTTTTTGAATTGTGCAACGGCACGTATAGCCTCATCAGCCGTACTAATAACACGTCCAGCAATTTGATTTGCTCTATCTAATACACTACTTAGTTCTTTATCAGATAAATCAGCAACCTTATTTAATTCTACAACAGCGTCATCTAGTGATTTGATTTCTCTTACAACGCTAGCGATGCCTTTCGTTAGAGAAGTAATTAAAACAGTGGCAGTTGACCATATCATAAACTTTTTAAGTGCTTCTTGGAATTGTCCACTGACACTTAAAGCTCTACGTCCCGTTAAATTAAGTTCTTGATTAAATTGCTTTAAGCGATTAATTTTCTCTTTACCAGTAAGTTCAGATATTGAAGCAAGTTCATTATTGAAATAACTCATTTGCTTTGCTGTAAGTTTTCCACCACTACCTAAAAAACGAAGTCTTCGTTCAGCATTTTCAAAAGCCTCAGCTGACTGTGTTGCGTAAGTCTTTTCTTGTATTTCAGTTTGAATTAAATTAGAAAATCTATCAACTGTGACCTTAATACTTTTGTCGGCGTTAAGAGCATAAGTATTAACCGTTTTAACCATTTCACCTAAATCATCATATAAAGCATATGACTTTTCTATGGCACTATGGTCAATACCTAATTGTTTTTCTATTTCAGTTAAAGAAGGAGTAGAAGTATTAACGTGACCTTGCTTTTTAGGTTGCGTTATCATATTACCTAAAGTCGTATTAGCGTAGCCCATTTGATTTAAAGCATTGTTAATAGCAACTCTAAATTGTTTCGCTAAATAAGCCGTATCAAAATTAACTTTAACATTTGTAAGAGTTAATTGATATTTAGAAAGTAAAGCGTTAAGTTCGCTTTTCTTAATTTTAACTTTTACCCCAACGCCAACATAATAATTATAATTATAACTTGTTCCCGTTGTTTCACTCATATTTCTTGTCTACTCCTTTCTTATTCAATTTGTGCTTTTTGTTTCGCATAATTAGTTAATTGCTCGGCTAATTGCGAGCCATTACTTACATTAGGTAATGTAAGTTCATCTATATTTAAAATTACATCTTTTTGTTTACTACTAATATTTTGTAAAGGGCTATTAGTAGCATTAATTAATGTATTAAGTATATTACTATGTGTGGTATGTTTCCCACCTACAACACCTCCACTATGATGTGAAGGAAGTGAAGAAGAAGAAAAGAATTTATAAATATCACTAGGAATAGTAAGTTGCTGTTGCTTATTTTCTTCATATAATTCAGAAAGAGTTTTACCGTCAACTGTTCCAAAACTATTTAACGTAGCAATTTTATCTTCCCAACTCATAGCAAGCCAATTAGATAAATTACTTGCATCTCTAAAATATTCACGCATATTATCTAAAACTGTACCGCTTGCTAGACCATAAATGTCTTGCAATTTTTCTATACCAGTAATGGCTTGAGATAAATCATCTAGTCCAGCGTCTTTTAAGGCACTATCTAATTCACTTTGTGCTTCTTCTAATTCACTCTCGGACAATACATATTTCCAACCATTTTCGGTACGCACTAAAGCATAAGTTCGTTCGGCTTGTAATACTTTTAATCTTGCTTCTTCTATGGCTTTTAATTTCTCTTGCCTTTCTAATTCTTTTTCTTTGTCGCTTTGAATTTGTTTTAAATTAGTAAGTCTTTCATTTAAAAACTCAAAAGCAAAATCTTTTTGTAATAAAATACTTAATTGTTCTTCATAATCAGCAATAACTGTTTCAAGATATTCTCTAGCCTTGTCAGATAAATTACCTTCAGCAATATCTGATTTAATTTTATCTATAAGTTGATTTATTCCTTTATAAAGTGTTGCTTGTGTTTCTTCATTAGCATCTAAAGAAAATTGAGTAGCATTTAAGAAAGTAGCAATTTGTAATTGTAAATTAACCATATCTTCACTAGAATATAAATCTATTACTGCTTGTAGTGCTTGATATTCGGCTAACATTTCAGAATAAGCCCTATATGCTTCTGCCCATTGAGAAGTATCTCCTCCATATGTTGCATTTTGTAAAAATGCAACCTTATTTTCTAAAGACATATCTTCAAACGCATACAATCTTTGTCTTCCTTGCGATGAGTACCAATTACTATAATATTCTTTAGGAATATAAGTAGAAGCTACTCCCGAAGCTCTTTTCAATATTTCTTGTTGCTGTTTGCGAGTTTGTTCAACTAATAAATTGGCTAATATTTGAGCATTTTGTGTTCTTCCTTCTAAAGTTGTCCCCGCAGTAAATATACCACTTTTATCGCCAAAATATTTTGCAGTAAATTCTTGTTCTAAAGCATTTAAGCGGGTAATTTCTTCAGTTGTTTTATTAGTCTTAGTAAGTAATCTTAAATATTCATTATAATTAGTTTTTAAAGTATTATATTGTCCTGTAATGCTTTGATAATTTTGTTCAGCCTGTTCAGCGTCTTTCGCCAATTGAGATGAAAGTGCTTTTTCAAATAATATAATACCTTCAATTGCAATCACTACCACGGCAAAAGCTAATTTAGCTTTAGTAAGGCTTGTTTTTAATTTAGCCATTGCAATATTAGCAGCGTCAGCCGTTGCCCCGTATGCTTTAGTTGCAATTATATATTCTTGATTTCCAATAGTGTAAGTTTTATAAGCGTGTGTCACACCATTAATTTCAGTCATAGCTGTTGAAGCAGCCGTTGTCATACTTCGTATAGTAATAATTAAGTTAGGAATTTTCCACGCAATTCCTATTGCAACTAAAGAGCCTAAAACGCTAAATAGACCTCCCATTTTAGTTCCTAAATTTACTATTACTGTTAAAAAAGAAAGCACCCCTTTTTCAAAATCTTTAGTAAGAGATGAAGTTGCAAATTCTTGAATAGACTGTTTTAATTGATTTAATTTACCTGTGACGCTATCAAGAAATTTTTCTTCTTCTTGCTTGGCTGAACCGATAGACTTTTTACTTTCGTCTAATACATTTTCAACAGTTGACCAGTTAGACATAAGAGCAGATAATACTTTGTTTTGCCTATTGCCAGCAATAACTTCGGTTAATAGAGCCTTTGCAGACGAAGATAAACTTCCCCAAACGGTAGATAAATCAGCAAGTACATCATAGGTTGAACGCAATTCTTTTGTTCTTTTATCATATAAAGACACAGTTCCACGTGTGTACTTTTGTAATGTTTCTTCAACTTTAGCCATTACTTCTTTATTATCTTCACCTTCTTCGGTCATACGACGCATTCTTTGAGAAATTGCGTTTAGACCCGTTGCTGATACATCAGCATTACGTAGAATTTCGTAAGTTGCAGTAAGTAAAGCGTTAGTTTCTTCTAAACTTGTTCCAGTTTGAGCGAATACGGCTGAAATTTTTGTCATACCTGCCGTTAAGTTATTTACATCAACAGCAAACTTATTGGAAGTATGGTTTAATAAATCTAATATTTCACTCGCATTACTTGCATCTAGCCCAAAACCTTTAATAATTGCTATTAAACTTGAAGAAGCGTCTTCTACACTTTCTATACCGTCAGCAACATTTGTCATTCTTAAAGCAACTTCGGCAAGAGATGTAGACTCGGCTAAATCATAGCCTGCCTTTTTAAATTGTGCTATTGCTCTAATTACTCGGTCGGAAGTAGTTGCTACTTTATTAGCAAGTACATTAGCGTCTTTTTGAATTCTTTCTATTTGCGTAGCCGTAAGGTCAGCAACTTTATTTAATTCTACCATAGCGTCATCTAATGCTTTAACTTCTTTTACTACTTTAGAAATAATTTTCACTATACCAAAAAAGCCCGTAGTAATAGTTATCCACGAAGCAAATTTTTGAACATTAGCTTTAAATATTCCCCATAAGCCTTGCTTACGGCGTGAAAAGTCAGATAGTAAAGTTTCTATTTGTTTTAATCTTTGAAGCCTTGCACCGCCCGATAACTTGTTCGTTTCTTCTAAAGCGTTAGCAATAGTACGAAAATCACTAGCATTTATCTTATTCATTTCTTTAAGACTTAATAATTTTTTAGTTAAATTTTCAGTCTTAAGTGCAATTTGCGTTGCATAAGTATTAATATTTCTATTTATGCCTGCAATTTCACCACGCCCATTAAAAGTAATTTTAAGAGTCGTATTTAAATCTTCTTGCAATTTCATAGTTGAACGAAGTCTTGCCCAACCTTCTTTTGTATAGACTTTCGTCACAGAAATATTTTCCTGAGTCCCAAGTTGCCCTTGAGTAGCCCATTCGCTAGGTTTAAAGCCTTCTATTGTTTGTTTTTGTGGAAGTCCAGCACCAGTCAAATTAAGATTAGAAATTATTCTTTCAACTGCTAATTGAAAATTTGCTGCTAAAGGCTTTGCCGTTAGTCTTATTCTAATATCTGTCATTAAAGCATATTTCTCTGAAATAGCGTTTAATTGTTTTTGAATGTCTTGTGCCGTTGTAATGATTTTTATTCCACTCGAAATATAATAATTATCTCGCATTGTAGAACTTATTGTACTCATATACTTTTATCTACCTCCTTCCTCTAAATTTCACTTAATTTCTTCTAACTTTAGGTTGACCATTAGGCACGCCTTTTACTTCGCAACCAGCAGCCTTGAAGGCTCTTTGTAATATATCAGCGTAATTAGTTTTTACATAATTATAAGTCTTTTCAAACATTCCTACTTTTCTCCAAGGCTTAGGAATTGCTACCCATTTTGTTCCCTTGCCATTAGGTGCTGGACGTCTTACCCACTGAGCCATATTACCACGATAACTAGCATCGGGGTTTAAACGCATACCCTTTTCAAGCCACCTAACCATTTGCCAAGAGATATATTTTTCATTAATAGTATTATCACCTTTTGCTTGGTCAAAATCATACGCTTCGCTAGCATTAAAAGTAAAAGAATATCTTGCCCATATGTCACCACTAGCACTTGCTGGCGTTTCTTCATTTGCTTGTAGTGCTTGAGTATCTATATATAAATAACCAACTACTGTTTTCATAGTAGCGTCTACAATAATCTCTGTGCGTATATATTTTTTAAAAGTAGAAACATCTATATCACCACTTTTGAAGTTTTTCTTAAATTGCGTTAATACTTGCTTTAAGACACTTGACATTACTTTATAGAGAAACATATAGCCGAAAATTCGGTTGTATTCTGCGTGTGTATAGAATGTAGCCATAATTATTCACCTTTCCTTTAAAACTTCAAAAATGACCCTTATTTTGCCATTAAAAACGATTTTAAATAAGGGTGTCTATTTTTCACTCCTACAAGTAAAAAATAGGACTAGGAACATATAATTTTTATACTCTTACCTAGTCCTATAATTAGGAGGAATTTTACTTTATAAATTTATTTTTTAGTACTTCTTATCTTCCTTCAAGAACAGAATCTACATCTTCTTTTATTTCTTCTAATTTACTTAACTTTTCTTTAGTGAGTTCTTTCTTACTTTCATTTTTAATTTCTTTGCGTGCAAGGTCTTTTACTTCTTGTTTGGCTGCTTCTTTTACCATATACTTTAAAAGTTCAGGGTTAGAAGTATTCAAATCTTGAATAATATTTTTTACTTCATCTACATTTTGCTTTAACGCTTCATCATTAGGCAAAGAAGTAGCAATTAAGTTTAAAGAATAAGCCATAACCTTATGCGAAATAGTAGTTTCTATAAGTTCCCACGCTTCTTGGTAATTCGCAATTTTAGAAAGTATGACACGAATGACATTACTATCAACTAAATTAGGGCTAACTTCTTCAAAATTAATCTCTAAATTAGTACACATTTTTAAAACTATTAATTGGAACAAAAGTTTTGTATAGGGTAATTTATTTTCGTAGCCGTTAGTTTCATAATTGCTAAAGAAATCTTCTACACAAGTATCTAAAATGGCTTGCATTTCTTCTACGGAAATAAACTTTTTAATAAGTATTTTTTGTTTGTTAAATTTAAAAGAAATAAAAGATTTTTTATCAAATTCTTCAACTGAAAGAATGTTTGTAATATCTATTTTTTTTTGAAAATCTAAAATTCTCATTGTATAATTCCTTTCTTTTGTATAATATAATTATTAGTTAGTTTCGCCAGTATTCACATTTACCCACCTAGTGCTATTATATAAATATGCGTCTTGTAATTCAGCAATATTAGAACTATTACCTCTATATACCAAATTCAACTTTCAAATCGTCTATATTTTGTGTTAATGTATTTTCAATAGATGTTACATTTTTTGCACTAGTAGTGCGTTGAACTGTTAATATATTGCCACCTAATTTTTCGCTTGAAATTGTATAAGTTCCAATTTCTGGCACTCTTACTGCCGGAAAAGTTATGTTAAACTTAACTTTTTTTACATCAGTCGCAATTTCTCCTGCTCCGGTTATATTATATATATTATTATTTTCATCAATCATAGATATACTAACATCCGGTGCTGGGTCATAAAATTCACTACAACTTAGTAGCCACCGTATAACTTACGCTATCGCTTTCGTCGCTATCAACAAAATTATTTGCTTTTGCGACTACGGTAATCGTATAAGTTCCACTAGCCGTAATAAAAGTTTGCAAATTTACTTCGGTAGTGGTGGAAGTGCTTGAACCCCTACTTACATTATGTGGCGAACTTGCCCCATAATAGATATCATAAGACGAGGCGAAATAACCATTGTCGCTATCACTAATATACAAAGTATTACCACTTAAACTAATAATCGGAGTATATAATTTAGGTTGCGAGATATTCGCATTTATAGTAATTTTGCTCATCGCTTGCCCTACATTTATGTTATAATTCCCATTTGCCGTATAAGTTCTTTCAACTTCCGTAGCAACTTCGGGGATAAAAATCATTTTTGCCATATATACTCCTTTCTATATAATATCAGTGGCTGAGATATATTCAATAGAACCACTACCATTTACTTTATAAAGTAAAGTGACGGGGTTATTTGTTATGTTAATATTTTGTATAATAGTACCAGTTGAAGTATCACCATTAATTGTGTTATCTTGACATCTTAAATATAAATAGCCACTATTTATTTGCAAACTAATAGGTAAGGTTGCTTCACTAGAGAAAACTTTTAAATAAGTACCTTGGTCATTTTGTCCGTCATAAGCTGACCATTCTAAACCACTTGTACCTCTAATTTCATTAATTGTGACCGTATAAGGTGGTCGCTCTTTTGTATATACCACAGTATTACTAGTATTACTATTTATAAAATTATCTCGAACAGCAATTACATAAATATTATAACTTCCGTCTTGCGTAATTAAAGTAGACAAGTCCACCGTTTTAGAAGCAGCTCCCTCAATAGTAATTAACTTAACTCCATTTTTATATATAATATAAGAAGTAGGAATAAAGTTGCCATTTCCTACTCCTTTTGTAATAGTTAAAATATTTCCATTTAGACTAATTACGGGAGCATACAAAGTGGGCAAGGAGATTAAAACGCTTAAATTAAAATCTCCAAAGTATTTATTTTCTTCGGGAGTAAAAACTTTAGTTCCCGAAGTATTAACTACACCACTCCCCGTATATTTATTAGGCAAAGTTAAAATTGCTAATTTTGGCATTTTTTCTCCTTTATTTTTTTTTTACTGAAATTATAAAATAATCCACACAAAATTCCAAATCACTATCAAAATAAAAATAGAATTTAAAATTTTAAATAAATTAGGTTTCCATTTTCTTATTACTAGAGCAAGAATTATCGCTAGAAGCATTTTTATTCCCAAGCCTAGAAATATGTTTCTTTCAAAAAGTTTTTGAAATAAAATATTTCCTTCTTCACATTTACCTAGGGTAATTCCTAGATAAGTGAGAAGAGAATCCAATAGGTTTAATAAGATGAATATAATCATAAATTACTCTTTAACCTCTCCCACATTTTTTCTTCTTCTAAAATAAATTGAATAGGAAAAATTTTGTTTAGTTTCTGTCCACTTCTTGCAACTATTCTTTTCAATCTTTCTTGAATAGAAATATCTAAAAGTTCTATTTCTATATCACCGACAATTTCTTTCCAATTGTTAGGTAAGTAATAAGGGTGAACTATAATAGTTTCTATATTTTTATTATTAATATAAAGTTGTAATAAACTTTCCTTTAATTCTTCGTCATCTTTGCAACTTTGTGGAAGTTCAATTTCAACAGCATAGGATATTTTCTGTTCATTTAGGTGTCGGTAGAGAGTAGTTTTTCCACTCCCTACTAAACCTAAAATTAATTTCTTCTTCATAATTATTTTTTACTTCTGATTAAACGCTTAACATAATCTTCAACAGAATTGTCACCGTGATAATCAGCGTTATCTCTATTAATATCAGTAGGTTGTTCACCTAAACGTAAGCCGTCATAATATTCTTTAGGAACATTAAATTTTTCAAAAGGAACAATTTCTCTATTGTCTTTAACATACTTAAAGTCTTTTATAGGGTAGATATTGCTTAATCTACAAGAAGTTAAAATATGTCCAGCAAATAGATTAATATGATAATTAGTAATTATGTTGTAATAATTTACTTCTTTTTCAACTACTTCTTTACTTACTAATTCTACAATTTCGCCTTTATCATTCAATGTATGCGTGCCAATAGGAGTATCTTCAGTCATAGGGTATGTGAACATACCTTTTTCAATGTTGAATATTCTATGTTGTTCTACCGTATTCAATTCACTATTATCACTAAATACTAAATGATTATATTTAATTGCTTTCTTTTGTTTCATAATCCATAAAGGTTTTGCTTGACTAAATTCACCTTTATCGAAGTCCCATACAAGTAAATTGTCATCATAAGTAATATCTTCTACATTTTTATATGTATGATTTGCAAGAGTAATAGGAGTACCTTCTATGAAACATTCACTATAAATAGTAATTGACAAGGGTTCTGTCAAAGTAAAAGGTATTGATATATTTGGTGCAAGAGTTCCTGTCTCTGGATATCCGTTATAAGAAACACTCTCAATACTTACAACATTTTGAACTGTTTTATCTGTGCTTATATCTTCTGTAGTACCATCAGCTTTTCTTACTCCTAAAGTTCCACCATAGTTATCTTGTACCACGGTTAACGCATAACCACTAGGTGTAGGAACAACTGTATAAGTAACTTCATTACTATATGGACTATCTTTATAGTTAGCTGCTTTGGCTACAGCATAAATTGTATAACTTCCTTCAGTTGTAATGTACCCACTTAAATCAAAGTCAGATATTGATACTGTGTTAACAGTTGTAAGCAAAGTATTATTACTATAAATATCATAACTTGTTGCGTGTGGTACTGTAGAACTTGATAATAAATTACCATTAAGCGAAATAGTTGGTGCTTCTAATTGTGGTAAAATCACATAACTTACTTGATTACTAAAAGCACTATCTTCATATCCTTCAGCTTTCGCTTTTACTTTTATTGTATGCGTTCCTTGTGATAAATTGAGAGTAGTTAGGTCTAAGGTTACTAATTGAAGTTTATAAGTAACAGCATTGCTTAACCCACTTTCTGAATAACCATCTGCAAGTGCTGTAACAGTAATAGTATAAGTACCATTCTCTGAAAATAAATTAGATAAGTTAACTGTTGTTGTGGTGCTAGTTGTAAGTAAATTATTATTACTAAATACTTTATAGTTGGTAGCATTTGCTACAGGTGTAATAGTCAAAATATCGCCATTCAAACTAATTGTTGGAGATTCAAGAACAGGCAGTGATTGTTCAGTTCTTACCTTAAACTGTAGACTATCATTATTTGAACTTGTTGAACTATCTTTACGAAATTTGATATAAATATAATGACTTCCTTTTACAATTGAACCGTAATCTACAGTTTGTACATTTGCACTTGAAGAACCTTTAAAACTTCTCTTGACATTTGTAGAATCGACAGTATCTGACATCTGTAAGGTCTTATCAAGTTCTGACAATATTCCAAAATCATAATTTGTTTCTGCATAATTTATACAATCTAAATAAAGTTTATAGCTACCATCAGTAGTAAAGTTTAACTTAGCCATTGCATAAGACGAATTAACGCCTTTATTAGTACTTTCATAATAATTGTTTGTATTAAGACTAAAACCATATGTGGCACCAGAAGGTTTTTCAACTGTATAATTAAAACTCATTATTATCTCCTCCTTAGTCGTTGAGTCTTGGTCCGCCTTTATCTAGATAAATAAGAGCATTGTCGGACTGTGGTTTAACTATTATATAAGAATATTCTGCGTTGCTTTCTTCACCTGCAGGTATTTCAACTATACAATCAGTTAAGTATTGCGTATCATATGTAATATCATAACTCATACCACCGTTATTTGCTATTGAAAATTTTACTTGTGTACTTTCTCGTGGTTCTGTAATAAGATTAATTAAATTTTGGTTTACTGTTTGTGTGTAGGCAGGATTGTCGTCAACTTGTATTTCAAATGTCACAGAAGATGAAGAACTATATTTTCCCCAACTTAATTCATACATTGCTACTCCCCCTCCCACTGGGACATTCGTCTTTAACACACCGTCAACATAAACATCATACGAAGTTGCATTATCTACTCTTTTTATTTTTAAAGTATTCTCGCTTAAAGAAATAACAGGTGTCGCTAAAGAAGTAGTTACTGTACTAATTCTTACCCAAGAACCATTTGTAAATTGAAAGGCATCTTGCTTTACCCAAGCGTTATTTATAAATTTATAAACAGGTTTAGTATCGCTCATAGTACCCCCCTAGTTTAACGTAAGCAATATTGCTATCGTATGTTTGAGGTGGAACATCACTTACACTTGTTGTAGTCCCACAAGCAATAACTTTAGAACCTTCAAGTGTTTTTGTATTACTATCTACTCCACTTTCAGTATTTGCACTAACAGTGAGAGTAGTTTCGGTAATATTAATTGATGTACCTGCTATTGGAAAATCACCAGTTCCAGATACCGAAACAAGGACTTCATCAGTATCAACATTTAGTACTCTTACATAATAATCGCCCTTTCCCATAATTTATTTCCTCCTTCTATTAGAAACTTTCATTATAAGTAACATCAGTTATATCTTTAGTTAAAATATAATTATCAGAAGTTATATCAAATCCTGAGTTAGACAACACCTGAGATAATGTCATACCTAATTGTTCACTTACAATTTTTGGTTGACCAGGTGCAGAAACCCCACTAGGATAAGTCATTCTAAATTTAATTTGTGTTGCTTGACTTGTTAAAACACCTGTGCTATCAAACTCAGTCCAAGTACTTCCATTATTAGTTGAGTAATAAGTTTGTAAAGCAGTGTCAATTTTATCAGCATAACTTGAACAACTTACACTATACATTGCTACTCCCCTCTACAACTGCGATTGTGCCTTCTTGTGCAGTTGAAGGTAAAGCACTTTCGCTTGCTACTGTAATGTAAGTAGGAACATTTACATTTATATCTATATCTTCTACATTTTTAGTACCCTTTGTTGCAAGAGTGTTTTTCCCATTTTTAGTGATAGGGATTTGAATGTTAGAAGTAAGAGGTTCATAAGTTGCTGTTGTAAAGCCGTCGTCTAAAGTAGAAACTATATAATCTTTATCATTTGGAATATCAAAAGTAGTTGCATCTAATGTGCCATAACTTGTAAACCCATTGATACTTACACTACTAAATATTCCAGAGCCGTTCACATCATATACTGTCATTCCACCAGGCATAGAAGTGTCAGTATATGAGCTACTATTTATTACATCAGTTGTATTATTTTGAAAACTAAAAAGTACACCCCAAGGCTGATAAAATTCAGCAGCAAGCGTTATTTTACAATTTCTTAAATTAGTTCCAATTTGAATATTAGCCATAATTTATTCCTCCTTTCATAGGAATTTTTTTTTGTTGTTTATAAAAGTATATATAATACTAAAAAATAATAAATATAAGTATTTATTATATATACTTTTGTGTTTTTATTTTATTTAATTGTTTACTATTGTACTCTATCTTTCAGTATACTGAATATCATCTATATTTTGAGTTAAAGTATAATTATCAGAAGTAACGTCAAATCCTGAACTAGAAAACGAATGAGACAATGTCATACCTAATTGTCCGCTTGAAAGTGTTGCAGTACCTATGCCAGGCATTCCACTAGAAGGGTAAGTCATTCTAAATTTAATTTGATTTGTTTTATTTGACAATATTCCCGCATTTGTAAATTCAGTCCAAGTCGAACCATTATTAGTTGAATAATAAGTTTGTAAAGAAGTGTCTACTTTATCACCATAACTTGAACAACTTACACTATACTCACTAGCACTTACCGTATAACTTACTTCATTGCTTGTTTCACTATCAACATAGCCAGTAGCTTTTGCAATTGCGTAAATTGTATATGTTCCAGCAGTTGTAATTAAAGTACTTAAATCTACACTTGTAGTAGTAATAGTTGTAAGTAATGTATTATTACTATAAATAGCATACGAAGTTGCATTATCTACGGCAGTAATAGTAAGCGTGCTATTTGAAAGAGATATTGTAGGTGCTGAAGCAAAACGTAATAAACCTTCATAAGTAGGAAGAATTACTCCTTCATATGTACCTACTACTCCACCTATATTAACATCTTTTTTAATGTTTGTAGCAAGCATAGTGTTAGGTTTTGTAATAGTGACTTTGCTTAAAACTTTTCCACTTGTAGGAGTAATTACTTGGTTGCCACTAGCCATATCTAAAGCAACTGTTTTTTCTTCAGTTGGTGTAGAAGGAACGTTAGTAGTAATAGTCGCCTTGCTCATTCCGTCATAGCCACTATCAGCCGTAATTTCCGTAGTTCCATTTTGTGTTATTGTGACATTTTTTTCTTGTAATTTTGATTTACCAATTGTATTAGTAATTCCACTTGCCATTAGTACATTACCTCAATTCTTGGAATAATTACATTTGAAGTAGGCTTTTCTTTTGCATATAAATATATACCACCATTATATGTTTCTACCATTGGTGCATAATTTCCACTCACTGCGTCAGTTAAAGAAAATGCTACCATAGGAAACATTGTAGGCGTTACATTTTGCAACGGAATATTAACCTTAAAAGCATACCCTAAAGCAGTATAAGTAGTATCACTTGTAAATTGATTAGGCAAAACAGTAATATTATTAAATGCTAAATTACGTGGTTGCATTTTTTCACTTAAATCTGTCCAATTATATACGCCTTCTTCAGACACATATTGGTATAAATGCCCTACTACAAACACGTCATTAGTCGTAGGTGTTGCTACTTGACCGACAGCAAATGTCCCATAGTCTTCCGTTTTGTCATCAATGGCATTAGCCATTTCATTGCTAGTTAATTCTACTACATAAGGTAAAATTAATTGGTGGTTTCTGTCAGGAAGTTGTGCAGGAGCAACCTGCCCAGCACTATCTAACCCAGCAATACCGTCAGCAATATTCTTGTGTGCGTTAATATAATCAGCAATTTGTTGATTAATATCACTAGCCGAGCCACCTAATTTCTTAATTAAGGCGACTATTAGCCCTAAATCTATATTGTTATTATTAGCCATAATAACCTCCTATTGCATATCATAACTAAAAATTATTCCCGTAGCTGGAGAGCCAATAGCAATAGATTTTGTATAAGGTGTATAACCACCACTATCATATGCTACTTCTTCAATTAAAGCATTAGCAATTCCACCATTAATTGAAACTGTATTATCAGCTGGAAATAAAAGAGTAAATTTAATTTTTATTCCATTATCAAATAAAGCATTGTAATTTGCGTTTTGAGTAGCCACGGGTAAATTCTTCCAACCCATTCTTTCTATGATTGAATTTTTAACACTTACTAAACTAAAAATGTTTTGATTATTAGCAGTTGTGGTAATTTTCACATTTCTTATCATTTTTTATTCATTTCCTTTCTAAATTCTAAATTAGTGATTTTGAACTTTAGTCTTAAACTATTTTGTTCACGAACTACAAATAGATATTTAGTAATCCTATGTTTTTTACAATAGTAAAGAGTAGATTGTAAGTAATAAATGAAGCCATTTTACCACTCTAAAAAACATAGGATTAGTAAAAATATCTAATCCTATTATTTGTATAATTAAAGAGTTAATTACTATGCAATAGTAATTGTACCTTCGTCTTGAACAATTGTTCCGTCAGTCTTTGTTAATTTAACAGTAACTTTGCCAGTAGCAGTTGCTGAAACAGTGTGAGTTGCTTTAGTGTAAGTCACACTAGCACCACCTGTAATTGTAAGTTTGTTAGAATCTAATTGTGCATCACTTAAAGGGAATGAGTATTCTCCATTAAATGCATATACTACTAGAGGAACACTAACACCAGAAGCAGCATTCATATCTTGTACGATTAATGCTTTAACTTCGTCATACCAATTATTACCATAAATTTCTTCAATTACATAACCATAAATATCTTGATTTGCACAAGGGTTATCAGCGTCCATAGGTGTGAATGCTAATGCAGTACCACTTAAATCTTGAGTAGAATAACCGTCAGCAGTTAAAGAAATACTTTGGTTGCCACTTAATTGAAGTGAAGGAATAATCATAGTAGCACGACCGATAATGCCTTCACCAGCTTCATTACTTGCTAAATTTGCTTCAAATACAGCATAAACTACTTTTGGAGCAATTTCAGCTGGAATTGTCACATATTTAGCGTCAGCATTTACAGCAAAGTAAGATACACATACTTTTGCATTTTGTGGAATGCCATAACTTGCGTCAATAGTAAATTGCTTGTTAGAACCAACTACGATACTCTTTTGGTTGACTTCGCCATTATATTCAATATAAGCAACAGCAGAACCACCGTTTACACCCACAGGAGTACCAGTTAAAGTTCCTTGATAACCGTTTAATGTAACGGCTTCTTGCTTACGAGTAGAGAAAGTAGACATTACTTCTTCTCCCCAGTTAGCAGCCATCATACCTAAATTGAAACGTGTGTCAGTTAATGTAACATTTGCCATAGCAGATGTGAAGAAACGTTTCAAAAGTTTGTTGCCCTTACCACCTTGAATGTCAACTGAAGTATTAGTTACATCAATAGTGTTGTTTGTCATTGTTTTCGCAGTAGCAATTAATGAAGTGCATTGTGCGTCAGCATAAAGCCAAACATCAGCAACACCGACTAAAAACTTATTCATATGATATTTTATCCTTTCTATTTATTTTCTTTTAAAATTACATTCATTAGTTATGCTTGTAATTTATTTTTCATTTCGTCAAGAGAAATACTATTATCTTCAATAGCATTCTTTTTCTTATCAACACTAGCAAGCCAGTGGACAATATTTTGTTGGTCTTTTTTCTCCATATTAGGAGCTAAAACCATATTAAGCTCATAAGAACTTATTGCTTCTAAACTTTCTACAAGTTTAGTAAATTGTCTTACGCTTAATTCATTAATTTTATTAAAAGATAAACCTGTCTTACCCATCACTCTATATTTTAATTCTTCTAAAGAACACATTTTATGTCTAGCGTGTTTTCTTTTAAATTCTTCAGCGTCTCTTAACACTTTCCTTAAAGAAGGGTGAATAGAAAGGTCAACCTTTTCAATATTATTTTGGTCTAAAATTATATTACGTATTTCATTAAATTCTTGATGACTAATCTCTACGCCGTCTAAAAATAATTTAAGTTGCCCGTCTATAATATCTAATTTGATTTGGTCGGAAGTTAAATGTAAGCATTGACTTAAAGCCTCAAAAAGCAAAATAAGAAGAACATCTCCGTCTTTTTCTTGTGAAGATTTATAAACTAAAAAGTCTAAGTATGACAATTTAATAGTTCTAGGGTCTTTCCCTTGCATTTTTTCTTCATCTAAATTAAATACTGCTTGTAAAATTCCACCAAACGCCTCATACAAACTAAGAGGTACGGGGTAAATATAAAAGAATTTTACTTCGGGTGGTGTATTTTCATTACCTTCACTTAAAATCTTCTTATAAGCAATAGGATAATTATTAGCATAAAACAAATTGTAATAATCTTTTGTCCCATAAAAGTATTGCGATATATGCAAAAATTGTTGATATTCGGGCGTTTCTATAATAGAGTCATTGTATAATTCACTCATAATATTCACCTTTTAGCAAAGAATGCTAAAGCAAAGAAAATAACCACTATAATTTTTGTTAGCAACCACACGCCACCAACCATTACCGTTGCCAACTCCACTAGGAGCACTCTTATTCATAAAAATAAGAGAATTAGCACCACAATTAGGAATAATATCGTGTGTGATATTACGTTGAATTTCTTTACCTATTAAATATGCTCGGTCACCGACTTGTGTTTTATCAGTGATAATTCCTGAACTTAATTTATTAGGGACTACAATTTCTACTAGAATTTCAATAGCACCGCTGTAATCATTTATAGGAGTAAAATCTCCCGTATAAAATCTAACTTGTGGAATATTTAAAGTAAAGCCGTCATCTATATCTTTTTGAAATATAATATTTTTAGTTGCTGTTGCACCGTCAATAGTAGGGTCTTTACATATCATATTTGCCTTTTGAGCGTCGGTTAAGTCTGGCTTATACAAACAATCTCTTTCGGTATAATATAATAATTTCCAAAAGTTTTTAGCGTTAGGGCTATTGAATAAAAAATCTACAATACATTCACATATATTTTCGGCTGGTAAAAATTGATTATATATATTAGGAATATTATAATTAGGAGAGTTATTCATAATATCACCTACCTTTACCATTTGTTGCCTAATGTAATTGTTATAGAACAAGGAGTAGTGCTAGGGTTTGTCACATTTGTGCAAGTTATAATTATAGGAAGTGGAAGTTTAATATTACAACGAATTGTAAAACCATTATCATTTGTGATAAAATCTATATTACTCTTATCTTGATTTTGTGCGTTTAAATCATATTCAAATACATCATTAGTTTTTATACCATTGACGTAATTATACACTTCATAAACTTGTTCAGTGTTTAAAGGAATATTATATACTTGTGGTGTAATAATATTTTCACTTTCTTCAATCACTAAATCTTCTTCCATTGAAGGAACATAACGTAAATATAATTCTAAATAATTAGGAGCAATATGGTCATTAATTTGTGTGACTTGGAAAGTTCCACCATTAAGAACAAACCTATCATTAATATTTATTGTAGAAGTATTTACAGTTTTCCTAACTTGTACTAACGCCGTGCCTTGTGCTTGTGGAACACCCTGAGAACCGAATGATAAATCGGTACTACCAATATTATGCGTAAACACACAAGGGTATGACCACACTAAAACACCATTAATAGTCTTTTCTAACACATTATTACAAAGGACTATATGCCCTTTAACATCATAATAATGTTGCGTGTCTAATGAAGTAATCAGCCAAGGGTAATATGTATTGTCGTGGTCAATAGACTGCCAATACACTACATCACCAATAGAAAATTGAACATCATCATAAGGATATGAAACTAAATATTTCCAACCTACTATTTGGTCTGGTTTATTACCATTATATATCCAAGTATCATACATAACACTAGGGTCTTCATTTTTGTATACTTGTCTATAAGATACATTATCTTTAAAATTATCTTTAATAGTATCAGCAATATCATCTTCCAACGAACTATCGACACTATCTATATAATTAAGCCTTTCCCAACAACTTTGATTTTGTGATGAGGTCGCTATTTTCATAGTTTACCTCCCATTTCGCCTAGCCCAAAAAGTTCCTAAAGGCTTAAAACTATCTTGAGTATAATACTCAGTCTTATAAGTATATTCACTAATAAGGCTTTGAACATAATTTCGTTGGTCTTCAGCACTAGCAATATGCTTGTCAAGTAAATTGGCTGGACTATGAGATTTCATAGAACCACCATAAATTAACGCTTTATCTAATGTAGCATTATTCTTATATTGCTCTACAAAAGGTATTACCATTGCTTCTGCTAAAATAGTAATTTCCCTTTCAGTTAAATCATAAGCAAAATTGCCCTCGTTATATAGGCTAATAAATATATCACTTAAATTACTAGGAGCGTTATTAAACGTAAAATGAATACCGTCAAAATTTAGCAACATAGTATAATCACTTGTATTTATCTTATTATAAGTCGCATTATTACTATTTTCTCTTATTCCTATATACCTATCAAAAGTAAATGGCGTATAAGATATAAGCATACTATAATATGTTGGTATCATATTTTTATCAACCGTTGCGTCTGCATATTTATAACTACCAAAACTTACAATATAATCATAATCATTATCAAAAGTGTAAGATGATTTTAACCACTTGTTTTGTTTTCCGTCATATAATACTTCAATAACTTCATCTGTTTGTTCGTTATAAAGACAAACATCTCCTTCATTCTTATAAGTGCTTGCATTAATATTATAACTAATATCTGTACCTTGTACTTGTATATTAAGATAAGTGTCATAATATATGCTATTATTGATAGGTTGATTTTGCCAATTTTCTTTTAATATTGCTGTATTAAAATAAATCGTCTTTCCACGTAAATTATCACCACTTTGTATTGGTCGATACATAGTAGGGTAATCTGCTAGGAATTCTTGCTCATTACCGTCGCCAACAAAATAATAATCTTGTTCCCAAAAAGGAGTATATTCTTGTAATTTTGCTTGTGGCTTTATGTCATATTCAAACATTGAAATTGCATATCTTAGCCACCTAAAATTCAAAGAGTAATACATAGGTTTTGGAAGCAATGATAATTTTTTATCAATTTTCAATAACCGAGATTGACAATAAATGTCTTGAAAACTTGTTCCCAAAACTATCATCTCCTTTCTTTTACTTTAAAATTAAACAATTATCTTACTACTATATTAATGCTTGTTAGGGCGTTCTTCGTAAGCCTGAATATTAACAATGACATCTTCAATTTTCTTGCCAAAATATTTTTCAATAGCAGCACGATTTTCATAACTCCATTGCTTGAATATATCACTTGTCATTAAAGCATAACCTATGCCATATACAAGTTGATGTAGAGCAATAAAATCTTTTTTATCATTTGTAATACGTTTAAATTCTTCTATCGCTTCTTGTGGAGTTTTTTCAATAAGCCAATGCTTATAGAAAGCCTCGTCTAAATTAATAAAATCTTTAATTCTAAAAGTGGCATATTCATTTTGGTCAACAAAATATAACGTACCTTTTTTAAATAAATCTTTAATATGTAATTTATCATTCTTAAAGATTTCTTTCAATTCACGAACCTCAATTTCTTGAATATCACCACAATTAAAAGTATAAGAAATATGACCGTCGGCTGTGCCAATAACTAAAGGATATATGGAACGTGAACCAACTTCAACAATACGTCCTTCGCCGTCGTCTTCTTTTACTACATTTTTACCTAAATTAATGGTAGAAAGTTGGAAAAGCATATTCCGTAAATCTTCAATAGTTTTATTATTGGCTTCTACCGTTTTTTCTAATTGTTCAATTTTTTTATCTTTAATACTCTTGCGAGTATTACTTTTCGTTTCTTTAGTTTCTTCTATAAAGTTTTTTGTATTTTCCATACGTCTATAATACCTTTCAAAATTCATAATAAAAAAGGAACTCGCCATAAAAATCAACGCCATTAAACGCTGTATGACGAATTCCCTTTATGGTTTTTAAATCGCTAAATTAACAATTAATTTTGCTTAAGAAATTAAGCAGTTGCTTGAAGTCCGTAATGTGCTTGTGTTGCGTAGCCAGCATCAAAACTTTGGAAATAGTTGTATTCAATACGATTTAAACTATTGTCTTGTGCTTCAATCATACGTACACGAATGTAGTTTTCACGAACTAATTTAATAGGTTTATCACCAACTGTGCTTAATAGAACGATATAATTATCTGGAATTAAGCGTAAGCTAGCAGCAGTTGCTGTTAAGAATGGTGCAGAATAATCAGTTGCTTGGTCTAAAACAACGCAGTCAACACCGAAAATCTTGCCAAGGTAGCCATTACGAATAATTTCATCTTGACTAACAAAACCATAACCACCAGTAGTTGCTAAAGCAGCAATTTTATTAAATGCTACTAAAGTACCATAAGCAGTAACACCAGCACCACCATTTAATGCTTTAATATCACTTGCTAATTGAACAAATGAATTAGAGTTCCAAGCAGCACTTACTAATGCTGTGTCAAGAATATTCGCAGCAGTGAAAATAGTATTAACAACAAGTTTGTATTGAGCATAAAGCATACCCATTACAACACGTGCAAGTTCAGCACCGAAATCATAATCGTTTGCTAAAATACGAATATAGTCTAAAGTTGTACCAATACAATAAACTTTTGGAGAAATTGTAATAGAACTAGAAGCATATCCTCTTAAAATTGCTACATTATCATTATAAGAACCTCTTTGTGCAATTGGAAGACCTTTAGTGTCAATGTCCCAAGTATATGAATCGCCAACTTCAACTGTTACGATATTACATAAAGCGTTTAATTGTGGTGAAACAGCTTCTACCATTACACCTCTTAAAGCACTTACAACAATTGAGTTAAACATAGTTGTGAAGTTTTTGTTGTCAAAAGCCATTGCAACATCTGTTTTAGTTTTAATGTCGCCAACATTTGCAAATTTTTGACAATAAAGAAGTACTGCCTCTTTAACTTTTTGCATTTCAGACATATAATTGTCCATAGAGAATTTTTGAATCATATTAGTATGACCATATTTGTTTGAAGCAGCAGCTTTAATAACATTTTTTAGATTATCTACAATTGTAAATAAAGAAGCGTCTGTATTTTCACGAGAGAAAACTTTACACATAATTTCTTTTTCTGCCATATTTATTTTATCTCCTTTCCCTATACTCTACACTTATTCTACACGTACGATTAATGTAGGAACGAAACCGCCACCTGCATTACCACCATTACGGAAATAAGTATCAGCTACTACGATTTTTAAAGTTGCAGGATTGCCAGCACTAGCAGCAGCAGTTGCAAGAGCATATGAACCGTCAGCAACTAAGAAATTATCAACAGCAACATTTGTGTTATCACCTAAAGCATCTTTAGAAATTTCAAAAGACATAAATTTTTCTAACATTACAACTGTAACAACATCACCAGCTTTGAAAGTGTAAGTTGTCCAATCAACATTACCAGCAGGGCGTCTACCGTCTGATAATTCTTCAATACCAGCACCAACAATGATACCAACGTGTTTTGCATTAGCTGCAGGAGCAGTCATTGTCCAAACACTGTAATTTCTAGCATTAGCAATGCTTTCTAAAGCAACAACTGAACCAACGTGTAAAGTTTGTCCAGCAGGTACAACAGCGTGACAGATTAAATAATCTGGAACGTGTTTTGTAGGAACAGCAATATAATTTGCCATAATTTTCAAATCTCCTTTTATTTTTATTTTTTTTAATTTATGTAGTATTTTTTATACTACTAAAAGTTTGACTTATTAATTGTAAAAATTAATAAATTAGCATTTACGTAATGCTTCAAGAATTTCATCTATTGTATAAGGCTTGTCTTCATTATGAGAATTACTAAAAGTTTGATTTAATGGTTCATAAGCAAAAGCAAAAATATTCTTTTCTACTTCTTCTTTTAACTTACGTTCTTTACCTTCTTCTAAATCATCTTCGTCTTCTTCAGCCTTATCGCCAGTATGATTTTCTTCATCACGTGAATGTTTTGCTACGCTTTCGCATACTTTTTCTTTAATAAATGCTTCAAAATCAGCAAGAGCCATTTCTTCAGATTTCTTTGAGAATTCTTCTCTTTCTTCTTCAGTAAAACAATGAGAATATTTTTTAATTAATTCACCCATTTCTTTTACTTCTTCGGCTCTTTCAAATGCTTTGCATTTTTCTTCAAGTTTAGCGTATGCTTCGCATTTAGCTTCGTGTTCTTTAGACAATTCTTCAAAAGCAAGTTTAGAAGCGTTAAGTTCTTCAGTTAGGCTAGCAATTTGTTTAGAAAAATCTTCTCCACCAATAGCGTCGTCGTCATCGTCACATTCGCAACTATTCTTACTAATTTTCTTGTCGTCGTCATCGTGGTCTTCATCAAGGTCTAGTTCATCTCTAATCTTTTCAACTTTAGAAATAACTTCCTTTTCGTCTTCTTTTTTAGCATAACCTAAAGCACTAGCAAGACCGTCTTTATTATAAACTGCCTTACCACCCTTTATCTCCATAATAGGATATTTTAATTTTTCGCTAGGTGCTTCTTCCCAACCTTCTTCTACTAAAGCATAAACTTTATGAACAAGTTCTTTATAGTTTGAAGCGTCTAAAACTTTATTTCTTAAATCAGTCTTATCTACTTCTCCCCAAGGTTTATCACTCATAGCTTCTTTACTTTCGTCTACCTTAATTTCTTCACCTTGACCGAATTCTTTTGCATTATATAAAAGATTATATGCATTATGAATTACGTGTTCATTGTGGTCTTTTTCAACATAAGCCTCTTTTTTAACGACTTCTTTTAAAGAGGTCATTTTATCTCTTTCAATATCAATAGTTTCACCGTCAACGTTTACTTTATAAGGAAGTTTATAAAGTTTATCAGTTTCATTGTCGTGAATTATAGCATAATGTTCTTCGGGGTAAACTTCTTCAATATAGTATTTACGACCTTCCCATTCACCGTCTCTATATTTATATTGACTTAAAAAAGACCAGATTTTTTCTTCAATAGCTCTCGCTCCTAAAGAATTGTTTACTTGGATTGTGTTATCTGCCAATGTTTTATCCTCCTTTCCTTGTAAACTACTATTTTCTGTTCTTCCAAATAAAGAACTAAATTTACATTCAATAGTTTTTACTGTGTCTTCTTGCAACCAAGAATTTGTCACAAGGGAAAATTTAGTTACATCTAAGTGTGAACCTTCAATTCCTTCTTCAATATTCTTGCCTAGCAAAGTAACACCACGTAATCTAATTTCGCTCGGTACAATATATCCTTCTTCATCTCTAGTGTCAGCTTCATCTTTATCTATTAAGATTTCTACTGAAATTTTTAAATTACCACCACGTCTTTTTAGAATACGTGTTAGCATAGGTTGATATGCTTTGCTAATAGCACCTACCATTACAAGATATTCTTTACCATTCTTTTGAACCCATTTATAGCCCGTACCCTCAAGAATTATGCCTGCGATATTCATTGTGGTATCAGTTTCACTATAATTGTGATTACCTACGTCGGTAGGCATAAATGCATTATCAAATTGGTATACTATAAATTTATTATAGAAAGTAGGAATAGCATTTTCTACAACTTCTTTTTTTAAGTCCATTTTATTACGGTTTCTTCCTGTGTGAAGCAACCAAAGGTCGACTAACATTATGTCATCGTCTTCTTCTAATACAGCAATTTTATCAAGATTTAAGAAAACGCTTTTTGTATTTATAAGTTCTTCATTGTATTCGTCCATTATGTTATTCCTCCTCTCTTTTTTGCGATTCTTTTATTGGCTTGTGTGTTGACCATTCTTTTAAACATTCGGACAATTCCTCATTCATAACAAAAACACTAATGAGTTTGCCATTAGTGTGAACGTATGAATTAATAGGAAATATTTGTTTGTAAGTAATCAACCAATGGCAAAGTTTACGACTTCCACATTGGTAATATAAAGTTTTATCTTTTAATTTTTCTTTGTTAATATTCACAACTCTCATATAGTATTCCTTTCTATGCGTCGTACTTATGAGGGTCAAAACTTGTATCAAATCTTTGCCATTGTGATTTATCATCACCTAAGTTTTCGGCATAATCCATTAAATCAGTTGCCCATTTTGTTTCTTCGTTTTGTTCATCTTGGAATTTGATTGCTAAAGTAATAAGCAAAGGGCTATTACCTTCTTCATAAACCATTTTGAAAAATAAGTCCCATAGTTTATTTGTTTCCATTTCTACATCATACGCAAGTTGTGTAAATGCTGAAATAGGTTGAAGGCTCAAATCATAGTCAAACCCCTCAATTGGGCTACCAAAATCTAATAAAATATTCTTTTCTTCGCAAAATTCTCTAACCCATTCGGAATGTTTAAATTCTTCGTGGCTTCTAAGCTTAAAAAATTCAGCGAAGTGTTCTAATCCTATTGTAGCTAAATAAGAAGATACATAGGAATAGATATACGCATTACGCATTTCGTGTAAAAATAATTTACCTAAATAATCTTTTGTTTTTTGAGTTAAAAATTGCATACTAAATTCTCCTATACCTTCTATACATCTTCGTTCGCTTGATAATCTCTACCTATACTAGCACCTTCGCTAGTTAGTCCGTCAAGACTTTCTTTCGGTCTGCCACCCTTATCACTAGTACCTTGTGTACTTTTAGTATTAAATGCTGATACCATAGGCTTCATTTTGTCTTTAGTGCCTAAAATATCACTCATTTCCATTGTTGAACATACTTCAAAAGGTTCAAGTCCCATAGACGCTAATGCCCATTCAGGGTTAAGATTCATTGTGCCAATAAGCCCAGCATAAAGTTGAATTTCTTTTTCTTTTTCAGTTGCATTACCAAACATATGAATATGGAAATGATATTTTGTAGGCAATAAATCTAATTGAAAATTAACAAAATTTTCTATTTGCGAGTATAAGTCTTTAGTTGACTTATTAAATTCAACATTGTTAACAAACGCTAAAGCAGTACCTTGGTGAAGTTCATCATCGCCACCTAGGAATGCTTGAGGTATACCACTAGACGAAGAAAAACTATCACTACCTAAATTAAGATATGATTGTAAATCTCCTACTTGATTAGAATTTATTGCTAAACTATCAAAAGGCGAAACATAAGCATTCACATTTTCAGGCAAGTTATCTTTCACCATTGCTATCCATTGTTGTGCTTCCGTAAAAGTAATGGCTAGTTGGTCACTATTTTTCTTCATTGGAATTTTTAAAGCAATAATTTTATAAAGTTCATAAATTAATTTATTCTTTAAAATATTCCTATAAGAGATATTATCTAAAGCAGCACCCATAGCACTTGCTCCTTCGGGAACAGTATCAGGGTGAATAATGTCAGAAGTAAAACACCAAGATTTACTTACGGGCATAGGATAGTATTGCTTGCTAGCAAGTTCAACTCCCTGTAAGCCGTCCTTTCTTGCTTGTAAAAATGCTTCATATGCGTGAGCAAGTTCTGGAATGCAATTCGCCATTCCTACAAATTTATCAAAATAAGAAAGGTCTACACAAAAACGCCAACCATAAACCCACGGTGCTGTAATAATGCACGCTTGTGGTGGTAATTGTACTAAATAATAACTTTCATTCGTCTTATTTATATATCCATAGAAAACTCCGTCATATAAACACGCAAGGTCTATTCTTGAACTTTGCCATTTTAAATTGAGTTTTCTTAAAAGTTTATGTGCTTCGGCTACATCTTTTTTGAATAATTCTTTTTCATCAGCATTAATATAACTATCTACTGAAGTTAATACATAATTAAAGGCTTTTAACCCGTGTTTATATGTAATAAAGTTTTTATAAACGCCTACTGAATAAGAAAGATATTGACTTAAACCTCTTAACTTATCGGCGTGTTCTCTAGGTCTAGCAAGCCAATAATCTAATTGCTCACTAGAAGCAGGAAGGGGGTGATAATTTATTGCGTTAACATAATCATTTGAAGCGATAGGTTGATAAATACCTTGCGAAGAACTTTCTCTACTTATATTTTCAGTACGCTTTAAAGAACGATATAAGTTTTGAGCGAAAACTTCTCTTTGCCTAGAATCTTGATATTTCTTTGCAAAATCTTGTAAACTTTCACCGATATAATTTTCAATAGTTGCTATTTGTTCTGGCGTTGCCATTTGTTCATTTTTAATATTTACTTTTTTTTGTTTTGCCATTTCTTCCTCCTTCCTTTTAAATTATCAATTTATTACGTAGCGATGTTCCACCACGTCCATTTAATGCGTTATTTAAACTTCTTAAACCCTCTTGTAAACTTAAACTTTCGTCTGGCTTAAAAGTTTCTCTTTCTATTAAATTAGCAATGTAATTACCATATGCTAATGCCGTATAACGGTCTTTACGGTTTCTTCCCGTTGTCTTTAAACGTAAATAAGATTGCGAAGTATTACCAAAAGTAATTTCTAATTGAACCATTTCTAATATTAAACTTTCTGTTTCTGAATAAGGAGCTTTCAAAGTATTTTTAACTTCAGCGTCTAACTTATAATATTCAGGGAAACTATCAAAATAGGTTTGTGCTGTTTCACTATCGCCTAATAATTCTATACGATGTCTAATAAGTTCATCTTTTAACTCACGTGCTATCTTATCATTAAAACTTTCTGACGCAGCAATAGTATAAATTACTTTTTTAGCGTCATTATAAGGGCAACGCTTTATCATTTCTTCGTCGTTAAGTGAACACAAAGGCTCGTAAGTGACTTGTCTTTCGGGGTCATATAATGGGAGAACTAAAGCGTCATATACACCTATACCAGCGTTTTGTCGGTCAAGCACTATATAGTCACACTCAAGTTCGTAAAACAACCTATTTATATTCATTGCTTGTGTTTGTGTATGTCCACCTTCCATAGTTTCTATATAAGCGACTTGCTTGATGTAATCATTCTTTCGTGGAATTAAACGCAAAAGAATAAAGGCACTAGCGTCATTCTTAATGCCAGCCATAGTTGCTATATCCACACATAACAAACGAATTTCCCCTATTTTCTTTAGGTCAGGACGAAATTTCTTATCATTTATTAAATGATTTTCGTAATATGACCTAGGATAAGTAGGATAAGGTAAAGTTCGATTTTCAAATAGGTCTTTGTCTTTAAAATATGCTTTATCACTTTGCCCATAGAACAAACAACCCATTTCCATTGCAAAAAGCAACGGGTTAAAGTCACTTTCTTCGGCTTCGTCTACTACTTGTGCTGGGTTAAGTAATTTATGTTCAATAGAAGTTTGATAAGGGAACGCTACTAATGCATATCTCTTACCACGTAGCATTTGCCTTAAAAAGGCTTTAAATTTCTCATACGACCAATTGGACTTTAAATGTGCTGAAGTTAAGAAAAATTCTTGGTTTCGCTCTAACGGATAGTCTTTCCACTTTGGTAAATGTCTATAACCCGTATATCTTTCGTCAGCCAAAAATCTACGAAGAACAGTTGTATAAACATCTTTTTTAATCATACGAAATTCATCGCATATTAAAATTTGAGCCCTACTAGAACGTGCATTATCAGTTGCAGCAACTACGTGTAAAACTGACCCATTATACATTTTAAGATTATAATCTACTACATTGAGGTTATTTTTTATTTCTTCTATCTCATTTTCAAACATAGGTGCTTGTGATAGAATTTGTGGTATTTTTTCAGTAATAATTTTTATTGCTTGCGATTTTACACCACCAGCAACTACTACTTTGATATTAGGGTAAAGTATCATCTTTAATAGTACAAAAACGCTTATCAAATATGTTTTACCTAAACCACGGGCTGCTATGAACATACCGTAGTTGTTTCTAAACCACATAGTAAGAATGTATTCTTGAAATGGGAAAAGTTTTAAACCAAAAAGTTTTGCAAGTTGTGCAGGATAACGCCTAAAATATTGTGTCCAACGATATACGGCTTTATAAAGTTTTTGATTTTTATCAAGCCCTTCATTGCCTTCATAAGGCTTAATATCTAAAAGAGAACATAATCTCTTATATTGTTCGGGTTGTGTCAAATTAGTTTGTAAAGTTGCCATACCCTAGTCCTCATTTGCTAATTTTTCTTCTAGGTCGTCTTCTATTGCTGCTTCGCTATCATCGTCTACATCTTCAAATAAATTTTCTATTTCTTTAACTGAATACTCATCTAAATAACGGTCGTATTTCTCAGTGATAGAATTATGGAAACCTTCCATTTTAGCAAGTTGTCCCACTATTTTTAATTGAAGCTCATCAAAACAATCTGGTTCCGTTAGTGGTAAAATAGGTTCATTTTCTTCTATCATTTTTATTAAAAGCCCCCAACTAAACTTACCACTTTCAGTACCGCCGTCGCTTTCTTGAATAGGTTTAAGCCCAGCGTCACCTAATAATTGGGAAAAACTTTTATAAAGTTTATCAGGAATATCTTCCCCAGCAATTTGGTATTGCGTCATTTGCCATTTCAATAAGCATATTTGCTTAACAAGCTCAGTTTGCCCTTTAGTCGTAATAGCATAAGACTTACACCATTCATCATATTCACTTTCTAACCAATTAATTTTTTGTTGGTCAGTGATATTCCATTTCTTAATAAGTTCCATATCGGTACAAATAGCTGAAGGAATTTCTATTTTATCGGCATTAGCTTTCGCTTTTTGAATAGGGTCAACATAATTTGCGTCTTGGCTATCACTGTAAGTTTTCTTCCATTGGTCTTTTAAGGACACAAAATGGAAGTATTTTTGTGCTTTTTGAACTTCGTCCAAAGTGACATCACTTTTAATATCCATAAATTTATTATAATAAAATGGTTTATTTACAAGTTGCATAGCACGCTTTAATAACGCTTCATCAAAAATGCCGTTGCTATTTAGTGTCATACGGATTAAACACTCTTTGCAATAAGGAGCAATAGAACCGTCTAGCCCTAGTTTATAAAAATTCTTTTCGTTTAAATGCTTTTGGCAACTTAAACACGTACACATAATAGGTTCAGTACTCATATATTTTTTAACTTTAGTTTTTCTAATAATTGACCTTGGCATAAGTCCTCCTTTCTATAATGTTTTATAATATATAATATTTTCTCCAATAAGTTTTATTTTCTCACACTTACTAGAGCAAATAAAAAACCTAGCACTATTCGGCACTAGGGGATATTTCTTTTGGAACAAATTTTCCTGCGTCATATAATTGGTGGATATTATAGCCTTGTTTAATTTTTTCTTTTATGAAGTCCGTCATTTGATTAATTTGAACTTGACTATCTTCAAAAGTAATTAAATATACTTCGCAAGTTTGATTGTCATCATTCCAACAAAATTCATTATTTAATATTTGGTCGTCGTTAGTATAGACAACGTGTTTTGCATAAGACGCACTATATTGTAGAAACAAGTTTTGATTACTCTTAAAACCATTACCTCTACATACTACCATATTAAAGGAATTATAAGGTTTTTTTAATTGAATAACATCGTTATCTTTACCTTCGACATAATATATTTTCATTATCATAATTTTACAATTCTCCTTCTATAATATGCATTTATTTAGCCATATTGTCATAATAATACAAAATACAATATGTTGCCCGACAAACACTACGTGGAAGTAAAATGCTTGTTTGTCTCGGGCGAAGATTTAGAGTGGCTCCGCCTTCCACTTAAATTCTTATTGCAATAAGAATTTAAAGATAGGACTATCTCCTATCGTTGGTGAACCAAGACATATGCTAGTTCAAACCTTCTTACAAATCTTACCCTACACATACCCAATTCGCAAATGAACAGAGAAGGTAAGAATAAGCGTATAATTTTTCGTGAACGCATTCTTATTCTTAAGAACTGTTACGTTAAAACGAAATTCGTTATAGGTGCAAAATGAAATTATCAAATCTACCACAAACGATTTTATACGCACATAAAGCAGAGTTCCGTTTTGACGGACTTTCTTGTTCCTTAGCATTAGAACTGAGACCACGATTAGAATTACACTAATCACTATCCATTAGGACGGCCGTTAGAAGTGCCACTTACATTTTAAATCGGATGGCACGCCGATTACTCCCTCTCGATAGGAGTACCGAAACAGAGATATCTCCTTGATAGAGATATCGCCTTGGCATTCTGCAGAATGGTATACCCCAAGGTAAGTATACTATACATTAATTTCGTATTAAGTCTAGCAACCCCTGTTACAATGAAAAGGCTTAATACTAAGGTTTCTTTATAAAGGTGTCCCTATAAACACCTAATCTTTGATGGGGACTTATTTATTTATGTGCTACCCTCGCACATTATTGTAGTGTGAAACTACGCTTTTTAATTCCCACTAAAGCAGGGTTCTCTACATATATATGTCTTAATTAATTTTTTAAAGGAACCCCAGTCCCGAAGGAGTCTGGAGTATGACCCACAAAAGTTGTACCTATAAGTTATAGGTATAAATATTATAACACAAAGATTATAATTACGCACTCTTTTTGCTTTATTTTTTAAACTAATATGTCGTAAGTAATGTACTTACCATATCCTTCTTTAAAAATCACGAATAAAGCCCCGGCGTCTGCTGTCTTTTGAATTTTACGTGAGTAATCATCAGTCCCCACTAAACTTCTCACACCTATAACTTCTTTTCCAGTTGCCACATTTTGAATATTAGAGTAATGCTCGTGTGCAGAAATTAAATAATCTATATTGCAGTTATATTGTTCTTCTAAATTTTTAATTGCTTTAAAACGGTCACGATTAATTTCGTGAGTTGCTACAATATTAAAATTGGCAATATTAACTAACGCTATATCACTCATTAAATTTTTTGTAAAAGTAATATTAGGATTATTCGCTAGAGATACTTGAATAATTTCTAAAATAATTTTACTAATATTTTCTTCTTCTAATTCACCTTTACGGCTATTTAAAGGTCGAACTTCTTCGTGATTTCCTGAAATTTTAGTAAAACGAATATTTACGAACTTTGAAATTTCATTAAGCCAAGTAGCTAAAAATCTTGCTATTTCTATCGCTCCGTCTATAATACCATACTTAACTTTATTAAGGTCGTTCATACGTAAAACACCTTGAATAGTATCACCAAGTTCGATAATATCAATAGTATCTAGCCCTTCTTTTTCACAAATCTCCAAAACATAATCTCTAACTTGCCATAAGCGTTGATAAACTATTTCAGGGTTGTATTGGTTAACTACTTCACCGTTTAACCCATACAAAGCAAACTCTTTACCAAAATGAATATCAGCAAGGCATAAGACACCACTTTTATTACCACTTTGAATAAATCTAGGCTCTACTACATCTAACGGTGGTAGTTTGTCTACTACTTCTTTTATTGCTTCAACCACGGCTTCGTGTCTTGCTTCAGAACGTAAAGTAGCCGACAGTGCATTCTTTACGTCTTGCATTTTGACACGCTCTTTTTGAATTTCTTGCTTCTTTAAAGTAAGTTCGTCTAAAATCTCATTTCTTTCGGCAAGAAGTTTGTCTACACCTTCTTTTTCTATAAGGTCTATTGCACGGTTTGCTCCATATGCTCTTTTACGTACTTCGCTTGAATTAAAGCAATTACCTTCGCCAAAAAGAAGCTCACTCAAATCTTCCCAATCTTCAGTAATTGTTTTGTCTACAAGTTTACCACGTATGATACGCTTAAAGAACTCAAACTCGCTTTCACCTTCTCTTCTTGTAATCATTGCCATATTATGCACCTATGTAAGAATTTACCATATAATTAGTTGAATAACTTCTAATATTTCTTGCCTTTACTACTTGTGGTTTATTCTTAATGTATTCAGGTGGAGCTAAACGATAATTTTTTGTTCTATGAGCATTACTTCTTAACCAATTTAAGATATATGCATTTTCTCCACCAATATAATGTTTTTTATGTTTGCTTTTGCCTTGACGGCGTGTGACAATAAATGTTCCTAATAAATTATTTTTTTCTAAATATTTAAACTCTTCAACTGTGACTTCTAGCATTCTTCTTTACCCTCTCCTATTGCATTTTGCTTTCTACTAGCATAAGTATCTCTCATCACTTTCTTTAAGTCCTTACAAGGTACAAATTTTACTTGAGGTGCTTCACAAGAATTAATCACCTTATCCGTACCCCATTGAACAACGGGACGAGATTTTCTAACGCTCGGTTCAAGGTTGAAATATCCACTTAAAACTATTGTCCTAAAATCTAAAATACCGTCTACAATAGCTCCTAAAAACGCTTCGCATACTATACGACTATCTTGAATAGTCACACCAGTTTGTGATGCCACAGTTCGATAAAGTTCTGGAAAACACAAACGGTCTGTATTATTTATTTTTGCTTCTTTCATTTAATCATTCCCTTCTATAATAACGTTCGACAAGAATATTGAAGCACTATATTCCTATCCATTAGTGTAATTTTTGTAATTTCCGATAACCACCGAGAAAAACTTACATTTTAATTTTCTTTTTTTACACAAAATTTACAATACTTCGCAAATCTTGCTTTTCCCGTTGGTTTAAAAAGTTTACCACAACACTCACACTTAAAAACTTTTTCGCCAATAAATTGGTCAAATTGCAAACCTAAATCATCTTTGATTTTAAAAAATAATATAGGTTTATCTAGCGTGTCGTCATAACACAAAACCTCTACCTTTAAAAGAGGCTTTAAATTCACTTTTATTTTGCCTTTTATAACTAGGCTATGTAATAAACTAAGTATATCGCAATCTTTCAAATTTAGCCCTAAAATAAGCCTTAAATCACGTATTTGAATAACACTATCGCTATTCAAATAAATATAAGGGTGTTGTTGCCATTTGCTTAATGAACATATAACAAATAACAGCTTTTGTTCCCATAAAGTTAAATTTTTATCTCTAATATAATTCATTTCGTTTTCGCTAAAAGATATTAAAGGATTATATATTTGATAATTCGCAACGGCTAAATTTATTGCATTAGTTAATTGCTTTTCATATTTAATAGGTCTAAAATTGGGGTTAAAATTGGTAACAAATGTGACTAATTTCACCCTAATTTCCGATAACGGTATTTTATCAATATGCAAATAGTGTTTGGCGAGAATGGTAAGGTCTTTAGTATTTATAAATTTATCAAACCCTGATTTTTGTAATTTAAGATATTGTTCTTCTTCATCAAAAATTATCAAGCCTACCACTCCCCTTTCTTATTATTTTTTCTTTTTCTTCTTGTACTTCTCCAACCATACACTAAATTGCTGATATTGAATAACTTGTTTTGGACGTTTGACAAACGTAAGTTCTACACACGACGCAAAAACGTCCCACCCTTCACCTTTTTCTTTTTGGACATATTCTATTACTCGCTCTTGCAAATCAACCGAATAATGCTCTGCTTCTTTCTCGCTTAACATTAATACTAAAATATTATTAGTAATTTTGCCACTATTATTCATCAATTATTTCCTCGTCTTCTTTAATAAATGATAAGTTGTTTATTCTAAAATGTTGATATAAATACTGTATATCTTCATTTGAAAATTCTTCAGTATTATAAATTAATTGTGGAATAGAAATATTGCTCACTTTAGAGCGTAAATATTGCACAACGCCTTTACCAAAAACGTCCCACACAAAATCTTTTGCCTTGCTAGGGTATAATTTATAGCAAATATATACGGCATAATTAGCAAGTTCTTCTATGTTAGAAGATATTTGTTCTAATGCTTGCTTTCGTAAAGACTTGTAAAATTGTTCATATGTATTAAACTCACTACTACTTAAGGCTTTAGATGTTTTGAAACTATTATATCTTTTAAAGAATTCTAACATTTGTGTAAACTTAACACTTCTTTCGCTAATAGGATATAAAGGGTTGTATAATATTTCCCATACATTATTACTTGCCACGGCTTTGTTTATATCAAGTTTATTAAAGTCCTTTAATTTACTTTCCATATGATAACATATTCTATTCATAGTACCATTTGTTTCAAGTAATGGGTTCTTTTGATTGTAATAGTTAATTAGTTCTTTATATTCTTCATTCTTATTTTCTTCATATTCACTAACAATACTTTTATAAGGTTTACCAAAAACAATTAATGAATAGTTATTAAAATCATTTTGAAACTTCTTGTATTCAGTCTTATAAGAAGAATATAAATACTTCATAAAATATGGTCTTTTGTCAGCAAGTATCTCATTATTAAAATTAACTATTTCCTCGCTTAATGCTGATTTTTGTGGGTTAGTGTAAGTATACCACCATTTAGGAAATTCTTTTGTTTTAACTCCTTTAGCATTATCAATAGTTGCTGACTGTTGTTTACAACAAAGTTTTAAACGCTTGTTTATTTCTTCAAATTCTTTAGAACCTTTTTCAAATAAAGTTTGAACTTCATAAAGGGAAGTAGAAATATTCGTAATAAAACCTATTTTGGTGTTATAAGCAAGTTTGTCCATTTTATAAAGTTGCTTTTCGTCTAGCTCGACTTTTTCTGCTTTCTTTACAGCATAAGAAACGGGGTCACCACCATATCTACCTTTTATAATATATGGGTTAGAAGTTGTACACACTACATCGCCGTCGAACAGTTCTACCGTTACTTTCGTAATACTTTAACACATCTTAATGATGTCGGCTTAGACTATCTCATCACCCTCGTTATAACGTTAGGCGTTATTTGAACAATAACGAATGTTCTATAAACATTGTGTCTGGCACTTCATAATAAGGAATTTCACCTTATTATTACCGATTTTATAACCATAGTTGTATTAAAACCGTAGGTCATTTATCGTAGTCGTTTGACCTTATAAAAAATTTCTTTTTTATCTTGGCACAGTATTATCATAAATAAATAAAATCTATCTATATATTGTATAATTAAAACCGTAAATGGTTTGATAATGTTTCTTAAACATATCTCTAACACTTTCAATGTTAGTAGTGTCTGGATAACCATTATCTATTAACCATTGGCAAGCCTCTTTTATAGTATTAAAATGGAATTGGTTATTATCTTTGAATAAAATTACTTTTTTTCGCATTTGGATTTGTTTTGCCAATTTTACGCTTATATTGTTTTTCTTTCCAAACTTCATATGTTTTTAATGACATACGTTGCGAAGGAGAAACACCGTATTGAGGATTATTACGCCCACAGTTGTGTGTTGCATTATATTCTCTTATTTTCTGAATAACTTCTGGGGTGTGTTTTTTACCATAAAACCCATTTTTATTACCATAAGATATTCCTCGATGTGTTGTACAATTTCTAATATTGCATTCACATTGCCCAATTTGCTTATAAGACTTAATTAATTTATCTTCTAATTGACAAGCTGCTTCCTCGTCCAAATTATCTTCAAGAATAAATGTATTACAATTATGATTCTTTATATAATCACAAAATAATTTATTCCGACCACTTTTTTGTTTGTACCGTGTTCCACGACCTTTACCTATGTATATTATATTTTTTGTATGTGTATCTAACCACGCATACACATAATATATTTTATTTTTATCTAATTCCATATTATACTATTTCCTTTTTTATTTATTTTTAGACTTCACTGTTAGCATATCTACTATATAGATACACACCTCGCATTTACGAGTTCACCAGATTTACATTTATATATTTCTATATAAAGGGACTATTATGTTAATCCGAGCCAGCGTGTAACATAGTATCAACTCCAAATACATTATAAATAATAGTATTAGTTTGATATTTATACCATTCTTCCGTTTCTTCATTTTGTTTTAAATTAAGCAAATTAACTTCACTTCGCCAAGTCAGTGGAGCTCTCATACCAGCCACTTGCTTAATTTTTCTATCATTCCAATAGTGTGAATAATGTTCTTGTGCTTTTAGTAAGCCCTTTACTTCTAAACCGAACATATGTTCGCAAAAAGCATAAGGGTCGCTTACCATAATTTCATAATTTCCAGCAATTAATAATTTTCCATAATAACTTTCTTCAATGCGTTTATTTAAAGAATTAACTATTCTACTTTGAATATAAGGGTCAGCAATTAATCTATTGTCTAAAAGCAAAGCCCTTACAAAATGGTCTTGTATATGTTGCCATAATTTTTCACTATCTTGCTCTTTAACCGACTTCCCTAAAAGATATAAAATCATTTGATTTATATCTCCGCCCTTAATTCCCTTTAACCATTCAATAGTAGGTTCACACAAGCCTTGAATATCTTCGTCACTTAAATTTAAGACTTGTAAAAATTGATAATTCGTTCTAATGAAATCTTTTTCAATTTTAGGGGTGACTTTACTTATTCCCCAATGAATACCACTTTTCGTTAAACACTCACAATATTCTTCCCACGAAGTATACCCACGCCATAATTTAAACTGACTTTCCGATAAAACTATGTCTATTTCATAAGGGTTATATTCCTTACCATAAATATCTTGTATCATAGGTATATAACCGTTTTGTTCTTCCAACTTTTTCGCAAACTTATGAAAATCAAACGTTGCAACTAACCCTTTAACAAAAGCACTACGTATAATATAAGCACTAGGAAGATAGTCCAATTCTAATTCATACGCCCACTCTTGTGCTTTATGGGGGCTAATAAGTCCCATTCCGTCAAATAAATTAAACTTAAGTGGAATTTCTCTAGTGTCTATATCATCTTCTTGTTCATTAGACGGATACTCGGTTACCCATTCAACTTTAGTTAGTCTTTCAACTTCACAATCTTTTACTACACATACTCTAGGCGTCGATACTCTAAAAGTAGCCGAAGAAGAAAGTGCGTAATAAGCATTCCACTTGGCAAGTTCAATCTTTACGTCGTGGCAACCATTCTTCAAAATCTTATTAAGTTCCTTATAAATATTATCGCTTACAAACATAGTCCTATTCGTTCTTGCTTGACCAGCACTGCACAAAAGTCTTCTATATTTTACACCATTAATTACGAAGCCATTCTTTCCTATCTTACCATACTTAGCTTTCTTCTCAGTGTACACACAAACATATTCAGGAATGTATAACATTTGTTCTATTGCCGATGTCAATTCTTTAACCAACCTTTTATTTTCAGCACCGCTTTTTTGTTTAATTACAATATCTCTAGACTTCCATAAGTTCCTAAACTTTTGTGCGTCATAAGGGTGGTTCGTTATTCGCCTAATAGCACGCAATACTTCATTATCAGCAAGTTGAATAATCTCGTCATTTAAAATCGCTTCGTTTAATTCAATATCTAAATTAAAATTACAATTCTCTAATCTTTCATATGTTAGAGATAATATATTAAATTGTTGTAGCTTTAGCAACCTATCACCACCTTACCATTTATCGCAGATGTCTTCTTCCTCTAATTCATCTATAAAATCATCGTTGCTATTTCTATCTTCTTCATACCACTTATCATCTTCAAAATCAGTTTCTACAAACCATTCAAAATCTTCAAAAGGGTCGTGTTTGTTATATTCTTTTTGCCTTTTTGTCATAACGCTCCTTAACTTTCTATTTCTATAATCTTTACGTCTTTGGCTTGTTGTGCTAAAGCCTTCATTTCTTCCTCACTTCGTTTACATACTAACCAATAATGTTTAGCATAATTCTCCGTGCGTCTTGTTTCTTTATATGATACAACATAATATGGTGATTTAATATCTTGCAAGAAGCCATTAATTGTCTTACCGTTGTATTTAGTAAAACTAAATTTATTGCTTCATAGTGTCCTCTTTCGCCTAAGCTACTTGAGTTTGTATGACACTCCACAATTTCAGGGTACAACGACACCCCAAGACTAAAATTCTTCTATTGAATTTTATATCTTTGTAGATTAAGTGAGGCGTTGTAATCTCTATCTATTGTAAGACCACAACTTTCACAAGTAAATATTCTATCTTTTAATTTTAAATTATGCTTAACTGTTCCACATCGTGAACAAGTTTTGCTACTAGGATAAAATCTATCTACTTGTAAAAATGGTATTCCTAGCCATTCGCATTTATATTGCATTTGTCTAATTATTTCATAGAATTTTGCTTCCATTATAGTTTTAGATAAATGCTTATTCTTCATCATACCACTTACATTCAAATCTTCCATTACTACTCTTGAAGGTAATAAGGAAACTAATGTATGTGTGCATTGGTGAATATAATTATTACGAATGTTAGTTTGTTTAGCACATAATTTACGAAGTTTATTTTCTTCTTTTATAATATTATTTGTTTTCTCATAAGAATTATTTGTTCTATACTTACGTGAAATAGTACGTTCAGTACGCTTCTTGCGTTTTTCTAACAAACGCATTTTCTTACTTTTGTTAATATTATGAAAGATAATTTCTTCGTCACCATACGCTACTACCATTAATTCTTTTACGCCTAAGTCTATTCCCATTGGTTTGTCAGTTAATGTACTTGCTTGGTTCTCGCTTTCCATTCCAAAACAAACTAACCATTTACCATTTTGATTTATTAATCTAGGGTTAATAATTTTAATATCTCTCCCTAGTGGAAAATTAAAATCAGTTTTACATTTTACCTTACCTAATTTTTCAATATATAAAGTATTACTAGATTTAAAATACACCCCGTCACAGCGTAACGGATACGCTAATCTACTTGCCTTTTTACTTTTGAATTTAGGGTGTTTCTTAATTTTCTTAAATAGATTTTGAAACGCCTTATCTAAATCTCTACATATATTGCAAAGACTTTTATTACTCACTTCATTTAACCACTCATATTCTTTTTGTTTTTTAAGTGGAGTAAGTAATTTCATCATATCAAAAGCAGATAAATATTTTTCTTTATTTTTATATCTAGTGTTTTGTAAATCTAACATATAATTCCAAATAAATCTACAACAACCTATATGTTTATAGATTAGTTGTTCTTGGTCTTTGGTTGGAAATATTCTTATCTTATAAGACTTAATCATTTCGTTGCACCTCCTTTCTTATAGAATGAAGGTAAATTTAGTTGTTCGGGACGCTACTCCCGTACTGTGCTTTCGCACCTCATACTTTCATATGAGCGTAGACTATATCTTCACCTTCGCATATATATTATAACATAAAACTATTTTAAATTTCAGTTTTTACATTATTTTTTTATATGCGTTTAGGTGTCCTCCACTTCGGCTACGCTTGTAGCCTACTCTCTCACGAGATAGTCGTTGAGGGTTTTCCTATTCGGAACTTCCCTGCTGATTTTCCATTTTACAACCCTTAGGATTTAACCATAGGTTATCTCATAACTTTTTTCTACTTTCGTAACCATTCCGTTTGAGCATATTTCATCTCTCCGTTTCGGTATATGAGCTTTAGGAATTTCCAGCATTTCAAAGGATTATTTTTCATACTCTTTATGAATATGCGACCTATTTAACTAAGCCGTGTTTGTTTAAAGATTTTAAAGTAGGAAAAACTTTACTAAAATATCTATATTTAGTTTTACCATTTTCTTCTATCTTCTCCAAGAAGTTATTATGGGCAATCTCATAATCAATATTATATGGAGTGAGCCTTAGTACAAATTTTTGGTAGAGTTTGCCACCCGTTCTCTTTTTAAACTTTTCAAACAGTTCATCTTCTGACCCTTTGCCCATATAAACGTGGTCGCAAAGGTCGCACTTTCCACTAAATTTACTCATAATTTATCTCCTTTCTCTAAATATGATTTTATTGTTTTAAATTTTCGCCATACAACTCCCAGTCTTCTCTAGCACATTGTCTTACAAATTCTTCGTCAAAGAAATTGCTAATAAAATAAGGTTTGTCTGGGAATTGCATTCTAATTTTTCCATTGACTAAACATATATAAAATTTATTTTCTGGCAAGGTCATTTTACAACCTTGTTCCATTTTATCTAACGCTTCTTTAAATGTCATTTTTATTATTCTTCTTCCTCATAAGTTGAAAATTGTGTTTTTGCTTTACCACAAGGAAACATTTCCGTACATCTACCATTTCTATAAACACATAGTGGTACAAGTAGCCCTTTAAATTCAGGGTACTGTTTAATCACTTCGTTGCACATTAGCTTTACAACTTCCCTTGTTTCGGGACTTGCTTGCAGGCACAAACGCTTATGTGCAAGTTGCATTAAGGCTTGTGCATTAAGAGATATTATATGCGAAACAGTTTCTCCTTGTGGTGCTAAACTTCTATCGTATTTTGTTTGTCGGTCGTTTCTTTGCGTTTGAACATAATGATTAACACCTACGTGATGTCTGACTAAACGCACGCTTGCCCAATAAGGAATATTAAGCCTAAAACCAAACCATAATTCTCTAATAGGGCTATGTTCACAAGCAAGTAATTTTTTCTTCCATTCAAAATCTACTGAATTAGTAGAAGATTTTAATTTCTTGCCAACAGTATTTAAGGTACACTCCTTTACCCATAACCAAGTCTGTTCACTAGGAGAATTAATCATTTCAACTTTTATGTTAGGGAATTTTTCACTTTGAATTATTCCCATAATTAATATTTCCTTGTGTATTCTTTGTTAATATTTTTGTTAACAGTTGTAGTGTTTTTGTTTAATGACTTTATTTGTTCATATTGCAACATTCTTTTTAAGGCTTCAGCACAATAATCTTCTCGTCTTGCTTGGTAAGTACTACCACCTAGTGACCACTCGTCGCACACTTGAGATTTACTACGTGGATTGTATGCTGTACAAAATTCACATCTATTCATATATAAACTCCTTCCTAATTAAATGGTACAGAAGTATAACCTACTTCTTTAAAAATATTCCTAGAATAATCCGCCTCTATTACTATTTGTCTTTTTTCAGCTTCACCATTTCTATTTTTTACAATAAAAACTAAAAGGTAATCTTTTTGTGGGTCAATAGCAACGGGAACAATATGCTTATCGTCAATTAAAGTGACAACATCTAATTCATTTTTATTTCGTTTATACCCAGCGTCAGCCTTAATATCGGCTAACGCTTTCCCTTCTTGCAACGCAGGGTTTTCTAACGGTTTTTCATCGTCAAACATTCTACGTATCATAAGATAAACGCTCATAACATTCGCCATTGCTTTACTACCAGCAGTATTGTCTTTAGTTAAATAGCGTTGTCTTACATCTGAAGTACGAAGTTGCAAGGTACAAAAGATATGTAGATTTTTATTCTCGGGCTTAATTACATCATAAATATTTGTCATATTCTTACGTAATAATTCCCATTCATTATCTTGGAATTCTGTTCCGTCTTCTTTAAAAGTATCTATCGCAAAGTATTTTATTCCTTTACTAGCATATTGTTTTATTTTACGTATAACTTCTTTACAATTAAACACATCAACGGGAACAATGGTAATTAAATGATTTTGTTTCATTTGTTTTAACCATTCCCCAGCTTGAAGAATTAAGTTTTTTTGTTCCTCAGTTAACGCCGACCCATATTTCATTTTTGCTTTAGGTAATTCTTTTTTAAAGATATTATTTACTACCCAAGCAATAAATTCTATTTGCCACTTTTGGCAACTTTCTTCATTGATAAATATTACAGCAGGTTCACCATAGTTTATAAGTGAAGTAATATATACGTTACGCATAAAAGTAGATTTACCTACACCCGTAGGAGCTCCTAGTCCCGTAATATCACCAAGTGAACAACCATTGGTAAGTTGAGTAAGAAAGGGCATATCATAATAAGGCAAGCCAACCATTTCGTCATTGAAAAGTTTTTGAATAGTTTCGTCAATATTGTCAGCAAGGTCATAACCTTTTAAGTTATTACTTGCTTTCACAAAAGCGTTATTGTTTTGATAATCAAAGTAATCATATATTTGGTCGTAAGTCAAATCTGTAAAGGAGGCGAGTTGCTTTTCGCTAATATATTGACCACTTTCCATTTTACGATACAATGCTTCCCATTTATTATTGTTATCTATATAACTTTCAATGTTGTCTGGGTTGACATATTCATTAGCAAGAAGTTGTATAGTTTCCCAACCCCCTGTGTTATCATAAACTTCTTTTAACTTTAAATGTTTTTCAAGGTATAAATTAATTTCAAGTTCGTCTATGTGTTCAAACTTTTCATTCTTCATACCTTTTATAATTTCAAAATAAACTTTCCATTTATTTATTCTAAAATCTTCTAAAGTTAAATTATCATAATCTAACATAAGGTCAGGGTCTTTATAAAGACAACCGACAATATAACTTTCACTAATGTTTTTATTATCATATAATTTTTGTTGTACTCTCTCAAGTTCACTCGTAGTGTCTTGAGTTGTGTAATTCTCCATTTATTATCACCTTCCTTATTCTTACTTACTTCCCCATAGAGTGTCAAATTCCTCTATAAGGGGGTTCTTCTTTTTAGTTTTTGTTTTATAGCACAAAGTATTTGATGTATTTTCTAAATTATTAGTTTGTAATTCTTCTACCTTTTCAGCATTTTTTCTTAAATTTTTGCAACGGTCACTAATTTCATTTATATGTTGCTCGGCAATATAACATAATAAATTCACTTTGTGATTTTCATCTTTTGCGTTATTAAAAGTTTTTAAGATAGTAGGAGTACAACTGACTAATGTCCAATACACGGCTTCGGCTGAATATATTTGCTTAATAGGTTCGGGGTGATTGTTAGTAGGTTTACGGAGATAATGTTGCCCGTAAGCCAAGCCTTTAACTCGCATTACTAAAAATTTAGAAAGTTTTTGTTCTTCGGTGTAATTAAAGATATTTCTTTTTATATATGAGAATATATCTTCCCATATTTTTTGTTCCGAATTAGTACTTTTCTCACTTTTTTTTGGCATACATTATCTCCTTTCTCCCATTAATTTTTGTTTATATTTACTAAATATCAGTAGCAATAGTGTTGATAAAACTAATTATTGCTTTATATTGGTCTTCCGTCGCTAAATCTACTAAACTAATTTTTAACCCTTGGTTTTTAATAAATTCAGTGATTTCTTTTGCGTGGCTTGTTCTTTTTGTCACAGCATTTCTAATTTCTTGTTTCCATACTTCTACGGGATTTTCTATTGGCTTTTCAACTTGTGGTGTTGGCACAGTTGAAGTTTCGCCTAAAGGGTTAGGTGTTGTAGATGTAGGAGCAAATGGGTTAACACGTGTAGAGGTATTAGGTGTTGCATTTCCTTTAATACTTTGTTGTTTTGCTAGCTTTGTTGCACTAGCGTCTTTTAAACTAACATCACCGACTAAAGTATCTAATACATCATTTTCACTAATTTCAAATGCGTTAAGATATAAATAACGCTTCAAGTAAGTATGAATACTTCCTAGATTTTGAACAGCCGTACAACCTTTTACCTCAGCGTCTGCTACTGGTGTAGAAAACGTAATTTTGTCATTAGGGTTTTCTACATCAATAATATCTAAAGTTGCAATTTCATTAGTAAGATTAAACGCAGATGTTACGCCGTACTTATCCATTAAGTAATTTAAAGTCGGAATGAAATCTTTTAATGCAAAATAACTAAATTTCGCAAATTTGTTTTCACCACTTGGTTTTAAATCATATGTTAAGAGTTCTACTCTTATACGTTGAATTTTCGCAAGTAAAGACTTAGGTTCTTTATTAAATGTAATGTTCACACTAGGCACAAAGAATTTATTTAATTCAGCTTCTTTTGCTTGAGTTTCTTGACCTACTTCTGCCATTCCATTTACTTCATTTTTTATTTCGGTTTTTTTAACTGGCATAATTTATTTCTCCTTTCTATTATTTACCGTTCATCATTTCTAAAAATGCTTGATAATCTTCTTCGTCTACCACATTTTCGCCTAAATTATTAGTGTTAGAAGGTATAGTAGTCACTACATTAGGTACTGTTGGGTGTGTAGTTGTAATTGAAGGAGTTACTAGATGTGTTGGCACACTTTCATCGACTGACATTGGTGTAGGTTTTGCCTTGCCAATACTAGCAAATGGTGAAGCTTTTTTAAAAGTATTTGCGACTTCTTCATTTACAATTTGTTTAGTCGGTGTTTTTGGTGTAGTGTCTACAATATTCAAATCACCAACAGTAAGTTTATCTTTTTCAATAGCCATTACTTCACCTTCCCCTTGTGGGTTCTTAATAAGTCTAACTTGTGAGAAAAGTTTAAGTTCTACGGCTTTATTGGAAGATACAGCTCTCTCTAAATCACTACGAGGAATAATACCTACTTGATAACCTTGAATAAGTTGAGCCCATTGTGGGTATTTTTCAACATCTAAATATTCTTCAATATTCACTTCTTCTGTTTCTACGGAATAAGAATAATGACCATTCACATCAATTGTCCATACTTGCGTAGGGCTTGTAATATTAAAGAAAATTTTCTTTATTTGTTCCCATTTAGGAAGTTCTATAAGTGAAACATATAACTTGTGTGGGATAGAAACAGTTTCATATGTATTAGTTTGGGCATTGCGAACATTCACATTAGAGTAAACAGGTAATTCATAATAACCACCCTTTTCGGCTTGTGAGAAAGTTTGAGCAGTACAGAAAACACGTTCGCTAAAAGCACAATAATGTTCTTTTTGTCCTTCATTCTCATTATTATAAGCAAGAATTATTTTCTTAATACTTTTATTCTCATAAATCTCACCATTCTTACCCACAGTGTAAGTAATATCACCACTAATTTTAAGTTCCATTTTATCTTTGATATGTTCATAAATATAATTTACAGCGTCATAAGCACTTAAGAAACGCTTATAAATAGTATAAGTATGACCTTCCGCATTAGTCGCTCTTTCAAGCCCCACTAAAATATAATCTCTTGGCGAAACATCTTCTAATGCAGGTTCAAAAGCACGGTCTTGATAATCTATCCACCAAGCGTCAGCAAAGTTGTTTTTATTATGAACATAAAAACCTTTTTCTTTACCTTGGTCAGCGTAACCTTTTAATTGAGCGAAAGATAATCTATCTTTACCACAATTAAGTGAAATAGTCATTTGTGAATAAAATTTATCATTGCTACTTTTTGCATTAATTTGGAACATTTTTGTAAAGTTTGCTAGTTTTTCTTCTTGCGTTCTACCTGCTAAATTAAATATACCACAAGCATTAAAATTAGCATAACTTAACGGAAGTTTTTTTGGTTTGTTTGTTTGTTGATTTTGCATAATCTTTCTCCTTTCTATTTATTTATTTTTTTATTTTTCTTCTTCCTTTACGGGGAGAGTAGAAAACACACGGTGGTCAAGTACATTGACAGTAATATCATTATAGGCTTCTTCTATTGTTAAATCTTTATTGCTAATATCAAAAGCTTTGTAGCCTTCTAGTACGTGATAAATTTTCATATCTTTATATACTTGATATTCTTCTTCGGGAGATATTCCCTTTGTTATATCAGTCAAATCAACTACACTTAATTTACATAATGCTTTAGGTGGGTTGAGTTTTGAATGGATGCTTTCTACTTTAACGGGTTCTAATAACATAAATTTATTTATAGTCACATAAGTTGTTCCGTCAGAATTATAATGTTCCCACGGTACTTCTATTACATCACCTTTAGTTAATTCGCTTAAAGTTTTAGTTGTTTTATTACGATTACGGCGTTCTTGAATATTGATATATTCACGCCAGTCGTCAAAATAAATTTTAATCTTTTTTGCCATAATAATTTATTTTTATTCTCCTTTTTATATTTTATTTATTGTTTCAATAACAAAAAGCAAAATGAATGCACTACCTATGATTAGAAAGGAGTGTGATAAATTAGACTAAATAAAGAGGTAAAAGTTGCAAAACAACGAAAATAAGAGAAAATATGAAAGGAAATATGAAAACTAATTTCGGTAATGCACTCATTTTGCCTTTTGTTATTTTTAACACTATTAGTATAACACAAAATTTTTAAAATAGACACTTTATTACTTATTTTTTTTATTCTTTTTTTTAATTATTCTTTATGTAAATTCCATAAACGAAAGTCAACATCGCTATCACATTCAATATCATATCGCTTACGAATTTCTCTTATGACTTGAACAATTCTTCTTCTTATCTTATCAAATTTATTTGATGTACCGTTGATAGCAGTAGGAAATCTTTGTAATAATTGCATAATAGATTCACCTTGCAGCCAATAATATAAATATTGGTAGCGAACATCTTCTTCAGTTCTTTGTTCTATTTCTTTTAGAATAGTAGGAATAAGTTCGTCAGCTTTAATATGTTTATCTTCTTTTACTTTATACTTGTAAGCCCCGTTATTTAATAAGAATTTTTCTATTCTTTCTTCGCCAAACTCAACATTTACAGTATTATTAGTGTTTCTCTTTTGAGCAAAAACAAATCTCTTTTCGTGGTCAATAAAAGCTCTAAACACCATATATACCCAAGTAGAAAAACTGCTTCTTTGGTGATTAAATTTATCTACTTCTTGCCAAGCATAAAATGTTAAACCATTCAAAATATCGTCAAATAAGGTATAAAATTCGTTGTTTGTTGCTAAGAAACCTTTAGCATAGTCCATAATCTTACTCGCTAGAAAATCGGCATCATTTGCCTTTAAGAATGAAATATCTTCTTTAGTATAATTTTTTGCTGGCTTCCTATATAAAGTGTATAACATTTGTGATACATCTTCCATAATATCACTCACTTGCAAAGACTAAATCTAATTTTTGTAAATTACTATTGTGAATTTTTTGTATTTTAGTATTATATCTCGCCAAACCCTTAACTAATTTAATATATTCTTTCTTTAAATAATCAAAATCTTCTTTAGTATTTCTGTAAATTTTAATTCCATTATATGAATTTTGAATAATCACATAAGGAAATTCAGTATTATTATTTAATTGTTGTAAGTCGCTAGTTAATAATCTAGCTGCTCTTGAGAAATAAATATCTTTATTAGCTTCTACTTCATAAGTAGTTGCTATGATAGGTATTTGCAAAAGTTCTCTACGTTTTATCCACGTAGGTTGGTCTAACAACACACGTGCCAAAACTTGTTGTCTAGTATTCAAACATTCTAAATTATCTATATTTGTCATTGATTTTCTCCTCCCTTATTATATTTGCTTTAATAAAACTATGCAAAACACTAGCCAAAAAGTATCACTTATAAGACTGATATGGCAATCGTCAAACTCATCTAAACCTAATAATTTAGAGATACCTACAATAATATCAGCTAGTATATTTAAACTGAACATCACAATCCCTATAATCAATATTGTTTTCATTTTTTACCTCCTAATTTTCATTACCCCAATCTAACTTTTGACCACAGTAAGGACAGTAGTTTGTATGAATTTCAATTTCTTTGTTACATTTGGGACAATTGTAATAGGTACCTGCATATACTTCTATATGTTCTGTATCTTTATTTACTTGCATAGATTTATCTCTATTAATTAATTCTTCTAAGCTATCAGCAGCATCTTCTATTTCTTTATTTGAAATGATATATTTATCTACTCGATACTCGCTAATAATATCAAGTAATGTATATAATGCATCTTCATATTTACTCACGTTTTATTCTTCTTTCATTTATTATTTTTTTTTCATCTATATCAAAATAATACCTTTTAATTTTTTCCTCTCCAACAAATTCAATAGCTTTTTGTGCTATTTTTTCAGATGTAAAATAAATATTGAAAGGTAAATATTGTGTACGCCAATAACAATAAACATCTACATTTTGGTCTTCGGGGTCATATATAATCACATATTTCCTTTGACTTAAATTATTCCAATCAATTTCTTCTTCATTATTCTCTAAAGCAAAGTTTTTCAACTCATTAATTACTTTTAACTTTTCAACCATATGCCTGGCTTCTTGTCTAGTTCTAAAACAATTACCTAAGTCAAGTCTTCTTTCATCTATCGAGTCTCCATAATAAATGCTTTCATATATTAATCCTTCACTATCATAGTAAAAATATAACTCTGCTTCTTTAGGTTTCCAAACTTTACTTTCTGCTGCAACTTCCCAATCTTCTGCCAAAGTATTAGTTATAGTTTCTTGAGTAAAGGCATTAAATTTAATATTACCGTCTTTCAAACGAATTTTAATTTTATCATCTTCAATAAACCAATAACCTCCCCAACCAGGTCTTCTAACTTTCTTTCCTTTTAACATTTCTTCATATGCTTCTTTAAAATTCATAATTAACTCCTTTCTAGTTTCTAATTTCACAAAACGCTTCTATTAAATAAAATGGTAAGTCCCACCTAAACCAACTCTTTAAATGTTCTAACTTTTCTTCGTCTATATATTTTGTTTTAATAAAAGGTTCAGAAGTAAGATTGCGTTCAAAATATTCAGAATAACCAAGTTCTAAATACTCATATGCGTTAAGGTCATCACCATATGGGCTATCGTCCCAATACATCCAAAGCACTATTAAATTAATATTTGATTTTTCAAGTACATAAGATACAATTTTGTCTGTATAATTAACAACTTCTTGTCTAGTTACCATTGCGTAGTTCTTACCTTCTTCTAGCTTATTAATGATTAAATTTACTATAATAGTAGAAGCGTGTATCAATCTATTTTCTGTTTTCGCTAATTTCTCCATACTTTTGTTATATTGTTTCATCCAATCTTCTAATTGACTGATTTTTTTCAATACCATAATTATCTTTATTATTCATTATTATTTACCTCTTAACTTTTAAGTTTAATTCTGTTAACATACGAAAATTATTTCCATATTGTTCTAATTCGCAATAATAGCACATATTAGATTTTTTAAATCTACATTCTTGACATCTTTTACGCCAATCTTTTTTATATTGTTTTAACCAACGCTTATATATTTTTTCGTTAGTCTTATATTGTGTGAATGTAATCATCTTTCTTCACCACCTTTATATTAATTATTTTTAAGGTTTTAACTTATAAACCTAATTCTTCTAAAGTATACTTTTTATCTTCTTCCATATTCACATACATTTTTGTGTTGGTAAACATCGGTAAACGTATCAAATCACCTGAACGAGCTATTGTAGGTAAAGGGTTTACTGCTATCTCAATACAAAAGGCTTTTTTATAACGCAATTCTCTTCCTATTACGTCATATTTAGTTTTGGTGATGCTTTCAACCCTATTTCTAAATGGTTTGATTATATTACTTAAATATCTTTTCTCTACATCATCTAAAATAGATGGCACCTCTATATCAATTTCTTGGTTTAAAAATTTATCAGAAAACATTTCTTTATTCTCATACCAAGGGAATCTTAAACCAACAAATCCACATTCGGACGCTCTAAAAGGACACCCAGTACAATGCAAATCATATGTTTTACAATTATAATTTTTCCATATTTCGAATTCTTCTTCAGTGATATCTCTTATTTTCTTTTTAATTTTCATTTTTATCTATCTCCTTTACTCACTCCAACCGTTCATTTCTAGACAGCTTATATAGCCATCTACGAAACCTGTGATGAAATCAAAAATATTATCAGCATTTATTAGAGATTGTATAGAGATATAAGTACTGATTGTATGGGAAGTTTTATCTTCCGCACCACATCGCCATACCATCTCTAAAGAATGAGAAGTAAATTCTTCCCACTCACAATCTACATCTAGATTGACAGCGTCTAAGTAGCAGTAATGCTTTTCAGGTTCGCTAAATTGTATTTTGTAGTTTTCTGCTACTTTTTCTTCAATCTTTTTCAAATTGTCTTTCAAATTTGAAAAAAAGAATTGTGATTTTACTGACATAATTTCTTCTCCTTTATTTATTTTCTACATTCCAATCTAGTTGTTGCCCACAACGTGGACAATAGTTTGAATTATACTCTATTTCATCTTTTCCACAATTTAAGCACATACCAAAAGTTTCGTCGTGCTGATAGCTAGTTTCTTTGGTATATTGCTTTACTTTTTTAGGAATATCTCTCGTGGAAAGTGATGAACTTAGTTCTTGTATAATAGAATTGTATAACTTCATTTCTTCTTCGGTTTTTAAACCACCTAACTTACTAATTAGCTTTATTAAATTTTCCATTTTTTCTTTTCCTTTCTTTTAAGCGATAACCTATTCTTCTATATTCGTCATATACTGGTTTCCAAATAGTTTCGCATTGTTTGCGTCCGTATTCTTGTTCATTTTATTCTCCTTTTATTTTTCTTTTTCCTCCTTATAATAATTCTTTAAATATTGCCATTAATACGTTTACAACAATACTATTTCCTGCTTGTTTGTAAAGTTGAGTGGGTGAATTAAATTTACTTGCTTTATCAAAATCTTCATCACTAAAACCCATAAGTCTAAAACATTCTTTTGGTGTAAGTTTACGAATACGTAAATTATTTTTGACTATAAAACTATTTTGAGTAGTTGTAACATTTATAGCAGGGCATTCATCGTGTACCCTACAAGCCTTATTGTAGCCATTAGGAAATGAAATATCAGCACATTGACCTTCATTAAACTTGTCAACAATATTAGAATTTATATATCGTTTTACATCACCATTTTTATTTATCATTTTTGCTTGCGTCTCAGTAAATAGTGATTTTTCTTTCAAAATATTTTCTCTTATTTGCAAACATTCGTTTTGTAAATTGCTTGTAGTTTTTAAAGTATCAGAGAATAGAATCATTCCACTATGGTCTTCTCCCGCTCCCCGTGCGGTAATGCACGGGGAGGTGCTTTCTTCGCCTAACACCCTCTCAAAAGGCTTTTGGTGTGCTTTCCAATTAACAATTTTTGAAATAGCAACATCACTTAAATAATATTTTTCTTCGACTTCTTCCTCAAGCATATCTTTTAATCTTAATTTTAATTCTTCTTTTTCGGGGAAAGAGTAAATATCTTCACTATTTAAAATACTTATCATAAAGCAACGATTTCTATTTTGTGGTATTCCATAATCTTTTGCATTTAAGTCTTGCCAATAATTTTTATAGCCTAAACTTGTTAAAAATTTTTGCCATTTTTCAAAATTATCAATGTTCTTTTTTGAATGTACTTGTGGTACATTTTCCATTAAAAGTATTTGTGGTAGTTCTTTACACTCATTTAATATTCTTTTAACTTCCCATAACAAACTACTTGCGGTGTTAGAATTTTCGTCCATCCCTTCTTGTTTCCCTGCTAACGACAAACTTTGGCAAGGGAATGAATATGTTAAAATGTATTCATATTTATTTGTGTCAACTATTTCTAAATCACTAGCGTGTAGTTGTTTTATATCACTAACTTTAAAATTAGTATTGTGAATTGCGTTATAGCTTGCAAGTGCATATTTATCAATTTCGCAAACTTTATAATGCTCGAAATTTGCGTGTAAATTTTCAAGTGATTTTGCTTGAGCCCCTATTCCAGAAAATAATTGAATTAAACGAATAGGCTTCGTAATTTTATAGCGAGAATATTTCTTCTCACTACACTGTAATATATTATTATTCATTTCTCCAACGCTCCTTTAATATTTTCTTGAATAATTCATTTTTCTTTAGTGTATCTAAAATATAATAATGTAAATTATTTAATAGTCCCCATCTAGCAAAACGCTCAAATCCGCCAACTAAGTCAATATATTCTTGAGCAAGGGCTACAATCTCTTTATAAGGAATATATTGTTCAAATTTTCCATCAACGAACACTTTTACTTCAGTATCACCAATAGCACAATATACTTCTACTTTTTTACCAATGTTTTGTGCTTTCAAAAAAGCAAAAATATTACAACTTACATCGGCTTTTGAAAGGTCTTTCCCGTGTAAGCCACCGCCCGTAACGCTACTTCCCATATCACTGCCTAATTTTCTATTAGTACAACCCGTATCTACATTTATACCGCCCGTCCAATACCCTAATGGATTAATTTTGATTTGAGGAATAGGGTATTTAGAAACAGCAGTTATAATATTTTTTAAAATAGGATAGTCTTGTTCGTCTACTTTACTTTGACAAATAATATAATAGTCTTGCAAAACCGACCTTCCTATATCACTAATATACTTTCCATCACTTGGATAACTGTTATAAATATTTTGAGCTGCTAGAGACAACCGTCTTTCTTCTTCTGTTAATGGTACCCCTTTAAAAATACCATTGTCTCCACAGCGTATCTCTTCTTCTTGATTTTTTGCCAAATGAATATCTTGCTTAAATTCTCTATATTCTACTTTGACTTTTTCTTGTGCAATTCTTCTTGCAATCCATTTTACCATTTTAATAGGCAAATGTTCTGATGTTTCACTTACAATAGTACATTTTCCGTGTCCTATTAAAACTTCTACTGCTATTTTAGGCTTGCTTCCTTTTTTTGCTGCAATAAAATAAGCTAAGTCAACTAATTTACCTGCTATCCTATCGGCAACTTTATCTGGGTGTAAAGGGCTTACTTTTTCAAACATAATCTTACTCCTTTTTTCATAATTATTTCTCCTTTTCTTTTTCTTGCAGTTCTATACAAGTCATAATACAATAACTTGCTAAATCTAATAATGTGTCGGTTAGTTTTTCATCTTCTACTAATCTATTTTTGTTTAAAATTAAACTTTCTAGTCTATTAAACTTATCACTAATGCGTGTTAATGCCGAGATTAAACCGTATTTTTGTACGCTTATACCAAAACTATCACCATAATCACTATTTTTGCGTGCATATAAATCGGCTATTGCAAGTGATAATTCTAAAAATTTATCGGCTTTAGTCTTTGTGTTAATAGTTTCTTTTTCTTTTCGCATCAATTTTTGCCAACTCCTCTGCTTGTTTTTTACTAATAAATGGTCTTCTTGGCGTCCAATGGTTCCACGACTTATTCCTTTCTTGCCATTTTATCTCTTCATCAACCATTTTATCATATGTAGTTAAAAGCCAACTTACAATTAAAATTACTGCTAATCCAATAATCAGTTTCATTTATTCCTCCTCTTCCACTTTTGGTATGTTATTAAACATACAAGTTTTCGCATTGTTATTGCAATAACCGTTATAAAAACAATCACCGCAAATCTCTCTTTTAGGATATGTTTTTACTTTTTCTTTGTGTTTATTCATTTCTTCTACATCAACTTCTTTAATAATAGTAGCCGAAACATTTTTCTTTTTAATAGTTTTTACTTGAACGCTCTGTTCTTGTTCTTTCTTTCTTCCCATAATAACCTCCTAACTAACTAACTTAAATTAAAATTAAATTTATTTATACCTTCATTAAGTTTATTATCTCTAATATGTGTATAAATGTTTGCCGTTGTTGCAAGTTGTGCGTGTCCTAAATGCATTTGTACTTCTTTTAGACTTGCTCCTTTTTCTAACTGAATAGACGCAAAACTGTGCCTAAAACTGTGTGGATGTATATTTTTTGTTATTCCTGCACGTTTAGCAATAACCTTACTTGAATTAGTTAATGCAATTCTATTCATAGGTTTACCACTATTAGAGATAAATAAATTATCATATTTACAATTAGGAATTTTATTCCTAAAAGTTGTTATGTATTCTTGAATTACATCTAAAGTAGTGTTAGGAATAAATTTCTTCTGAATTTTACCACCTTTTACACGACTTATTATATAGCTTTCTTCTTCTGTTATAACGACATCTTGCATTTTTATATTAATTAATTCAGCAAGTCGCAACCCCATTGTTAAAAATGTAGTAAAAATCGCTTTATCTCGAATATTTTTGCAAGCACAAATAAATCTTTGTGCCTCTTCTTCAGTTAAATAAGTTGTTTCGTGCAACTCCTTATCTTTAAACGCTCTTATTCTTTTAAAAGGATTTTTTGTTATGTACTCATAATCTTCTAAGAAATGATAAAAAGATTTTAAACACATAATTTTTTGATTTTTACTAGACGCTTTGTATTTTTGGGCGTCTAAATATTCAAGGTAGGTTAACACGTTATCATTAGTTAAATTTACTAACTGTTCGTTATGTGTTATATTAAGCACATCACAAAATTTTTGCAAAATGCTTGAGTAATCTTTAATTGTTTTTTCACTCCGTTGTCGTTCAATTTTACAATAACGAAAAAATGTATCAATTAACGTAAAATCTTGTGGATTAAAATTTTTATCTAACATTTTAAACTCCTCCCTATTTTTCTTGTTATCTCTAGTATAACACGATTTTTTTAAAATAGCACTTTAAATGCTAACTAAAAAATGAATAACGCTTTTGTTCGTAATATGAATTAGTGTCTTTGTTATAATGCATAAAATAAACAGCAGTATCTTTCAAATAGCCTTGCCGTTCTAAATGAATTAATGCGTTCTCTATTGCAAGAGTAGCAACAGTTAAGCCTGTAATATAAATATTTACACGTGTATAATAAGTGTCGGCTACACAGTTATTAAAGAAGTACATATATGCGTCTCTTTCTAATTCAGCAACATTTGTAGGGTCTTCAATTTTATCAAACACAAATTCATTACAAGGTAAATCGTGTCTACCATTGCATACACCAACATTTAGTACTTTTTGTTCGTTCATTTTTTTATCTCCTTTTCTTTCTTTCTTTTCTTTTTTATTTTTTCTTTTCTTTATTTCTTTTATATATCTATAATAATTATTAACTATTACAAGATTAATTAATATTATATTATATATTATT